CGAAATAACAGTAACATTAATATAAAAAAGAGAAGAAAATGAAAATGAAGATGATCTTATCTTAGGTATAATTGCATATCTCTGATATTCAATTATTTACGTAAAATAGCTTTGTTTATGCGGTTATACGAACATAAATTTCTGTTTATTTGGCACATTGAACGTGCCAAATATAATGGAATGTTCTAGTATGGTTCTAGTAAAAAAGTGAAGTATGGCAACATTTAAAGTAGTAGTATTTGACAAACGTTCTGATGGGTTTTATTCAGTTTTCATCCGTATTACTCAAAATCGGAAGAAAACTCATGTAAAGACCGACAAAGTGGTAAACGATAAGGGCGTAGTAAAGGGCACGAAAGAGGTGAAAGATTCTTTCGTGCTGGAGTCATGTATGGCTACCATCAATAAATGGGTAGAAAAGCTAAACAAGGTTGATAGTAAAGATTGGACAGTAATACAGGTAAGAGACTATCTTTTGAAGTCAGATCAGGAACTGAGTTTTTCGGACTTTGCTCGGAGTTATATTAATTCATTATACGATGAGCTGCAAGAAGGTACAATAAGGACTTATGCTAACTCATTGCAAAGTTTGGAAAAGTTCGCAGGAAGTCAAAAGATTCTCTTTTCCCAGCTAACTGTTCCTTTTGTAAACTCATGGTTGGATAGTCTTTCTGGCTATCGCTCATGTAAGAGCACCTATCCGATATTTATTAAGAAAATATTCAAGGAGGCTTTGAAACGCTATAATGACTATGATTCAGACCAGATACAGATAAAAAACAACCCTTGGGAAAGAGTCATTATAGCTAAGAAGGATATAGCTAAGAAGAAAGCTATTACCATGGAAGAATGTCGGCAGTTGTTTGGCATTTTTACTGAGAATGGGAATCTGCAATTTACACTAGATGTCTGCAAAATGATATTGTGCCTAGCCGGAATCAATGTAGCAGACTTATATAAAATGCAGAAGACTGATTATTATGATGGCATCTTGCATTATGAGCGTAAGAAAACTAGGACTAAGAGAGCTGACAAAGCATACATAGAAATGAAGGTTCCTGATATGCTGTTGCCAACGATAGAGAAATATCTAGCCCCTAAAGATGATCCATATCTTTTTACATTTCATAATAAGTATGCCAGTTCTCACTCTATGGATACGAACCTGGACTTCTTCTTGCGTAAGATATGCAAGGAACACTTGAATATGGAAGAGGGTTACTATAGCCCTTATACTTTTCGTCATACTTGGGCCACTATCGCACAGAATGATATAGGTGCCAATTATGAAGAGATAGGCTTTGCTATGAACCATATAAGTACCCACAAGATTACAATGGGCTATGTGAAACCTGATTTCTCCAGAGCATGGGAATTAAATGAAAAGGTAGTGGAGAAGATATTTTTCACTAATGACAAAAGCAAACGCCTGGAGGAGCATCATCTGCCTGTATTTGATAAGGTAGAGGAAAAATTTGAGTTGTCTGCTGATGCCTACTTTATGGGTGAGGTTGTGGCTCATGTGGATGGCAAGGGCTACAAAAATACAGATGAGATAATAGAACAGCTCATGGCCAGCATAAATGATACTGTGCCTACTAACTGTACGATACAGATTAAGGTGAAGAATATCACCAAGGACCAGACGAAATACTTTGAACGAGTCAGGGACATAAAATAGCTATTTTTGTGTTAATACAGATTAAAATTGACCCAATATAAGTTAAAATAGAGCGTTTTTGCTCGATAACCAAGTCAAGGGTAGTCTTCTCTAAAGTTGAAGAAAATTTAGAGAGGGCTACCCATTTTTTATAATTAGCCATTATTAACAATTTTGAGATTTTTGATGTTGATAGTGGTTTCTTGTTTCTCAAATTTCTCTTCCAACTGCATGAAAGATTCCTCCACAGATAAGTTTCTGGATTCATCATTATTGAACGATACAGACTGGAGTTTTGGAGCCACGTATGGAAGGAACTTTGCCACCATCGCCAGACGTCCGGCAGGCTCTTGAATCTGCATGAGATCTGTGAAAAGTGAATAGTTCTTCTCATTGATACCATTGATGTAGCCAGTAAGGGCATCACGTAGACTTTCACGAACACTTTTGGTAACCTTATTAGGTGTGCCAGCCTTACGTCCGCCAGTCTTCTTCCTCTTTGGCTTCGGCTCATTATTATTGTCTTGTTTTACTGCCATATTCTATTGATTTTTAATGTTTACTGATAGTTTTCGGGTGCAAATATAGGAAAAAATTACGAAACTTGGTGTTCAAGTTGCGGAACTTATCACAGATAGGTAAGAAAAACGCATTACTTTTGAACAGTTTAAACATTAAAATTCGAATTTTATGGGAATTATTGGAAGTATTGCTGGTGGACTGACCTCTGCTGTAGGTGGTGCTCTAGCAGCTAAAGCAAGAAACAAGGGATATAATGATTATATCAACATGTTTCAAGACCGTATGCAACAGGTGAAGGATCATCGTGACAACTTGTATTATCAGGATCCTACTCAGTCAGCGGAGAATCAGGTAGCCGTGACCAATGCCCAGAAGGTATTGGATAATGCTACAGCAACCGCAAAGAACACCAATATTGTTAGTGGTGGATCTGATGAAGCGGTTGCGCTGAGTAAGCAGGCTGCCCAGGAGCAGGTGGGTAAGATTATGCAAGAGGCTGCTGTGCAAGGTGCTCAGACTAAAGAGAATGTCTGGAATACTGCTGATTCGCAGATAGACCAGATGACTAACTACATCGCCACTGCCAAGAAGGAGAAGGCTCTTTCTACTGCTCAGGGTATCACGGATGCAGCTGGTGGATTGGCTAGCGCAGCAAGTAAATTGCCATATTAAGGAAGGAGGTAATTATGGGATTTACATTAGATGATTTAACTCTTAAACGCCCGGCTACTGCCGTTACTCCTTTTACTAATTTCCCTGATGATAATGCGGCGAAGCCGGAGGTTGCAGTATCTGTTCAGACAACTGATACAGAACCGGGAAAGGGTACAGCCATAGATACTACTGGTATTACTGGGAATGGTGGCAAGGAATCTTTTGCCCAGCAGCCAACCGAGGAAGTTACCAAGGTGGAGCCTAACCAGGGTATCAAGATAGACTGGAGCAGACCTTATGCCGAGATAGAACAGAATCCTATCTTGCAGCAGATGAAGCCTTATGACATCATGAGAGATTACCAGAAGAATGGTGATGGAAACTGGTCTGCCTTCATGCCTTGGCTTTCTTCACTTGGTGATGCCGATAAAACTGTGGCTGCAAATGCAGCTCTGCAAAAGAAGGCAGAGAATCAAGCCAAATGGGAACAATGGGGAAATCTTTTTATGCACTTGGGTAACTTCTTTGGTACAGTTCAAGGTGCGCCATCGCAGAAGATAGAATCCGCACAAGAGCTTACCGACCGTCAGCGCAAGATAAGAGAGGCTACAGATGCTTTGAGAGCCAAGGGATATGACCAGATGATGGTGAATATCTATAAGGACCGGCAAGACAAGCAGGCACAGATGCAGGCAGAGGCTGCTGCCAAGGCTAATGAGGCTTTGGCGGCTTATCGAGGGGCACAGAAGAATCAGGAGGAGGCTCTTACTCCTGTTAAGGTAAAGACGGAGCAGGAGAGAGGAAATGCCGCTGCTGCTGCCGCTGCCCTAAACACTTCAAAGAAGGAAACTGAAGATGCGCTGAGAGGAAAAAAGGGAAAATTGCTTGATGCTCAAACTAACAATGCCAATGCAGGAGCTGCTGATCATAATGCTAGCGTTAACGTGAAGGGTGCGCAAGTTAGGCATATCAATTCGCAAACAGAGGGACAGAATCAGAGGAATGCCAACCAGAAAGAGGCTGATGATTTCAACACCAGGTATGTGAACGACCCTGTTTTCAAGAAACATGTAAACCAGTGGGCCATGAATAATGGTATGGCTATCGGTGGTAATGATGGCAGAGGTGGCACTTGGGCGAATGAAAAGAATCGCCAGCAGGCTTCTAGATGGGCAAAGGCTAAGATGAAGTTAGACCGGACTCCTCCTTCTCGTAGAGGTAGGGGTGGCAGTAAAGTACCTCCTTCACGTAGAGGCGGCAGTAAGGTTCCACCATCAAGGAGAAGAAAGTAACTGATTATTAATCAAAAAAAATAAGATAAGGTATGTTTGACGAGCAAGACAGACAATATTTTTATAATGAGTTCAAGAACAATGGCTATGAAGTAGGTAGCTATGATGACTTCAAAAAGGACTTGAACAACGAGGAAGATCGTAACTGGTACTACAATGAGGCCAAGAACATGGGGTATGATGTGGGAACACAGGCAGACTTTGACAAGATGGTGCTGGAGCCAGCTCCATCTACTTCTGGTGGTGGTAAGCAGGTAGATGCTTCTTCTACGACTCAGAGTGTAGAGCAGAAGGCTTCTACTGAGACTAAGCCGCAGGTGGCTCAACCAGCAAAGAAGCAGGAAACAACAGACAAGGATCCTGGGCTTATAGCAAAAGTTTTGGATATGATTCCTACTGGTGTTCAGACGAGCAACGGAACATACCAGCCATCACCAGTGATTCCTCAGCCGGTTGTAAAAGGTGAGGAAATGCCTGAGAAGGAAGAAGCTTCTTCTTCATCATCAGCTAATGCGGCTTCTCCTGAATCTAAAGAGGCGGCTCCTGTTACGACTCCAACCGGTGTGGCGAATAATGAAGGGTTGATGGATGCCAAACTTGCCAACTATATTGAGGACTGGAAGCAGAGACCGGATAAGCAGAGTACTTACTTTGAGAATTTGGTTGCCGACTTGTTGGCTGATGGCACTGCCAATAGCAATGAGGAGGCAGTGAGCATAGTGAAGTCTGCTCTGGGCAGATATGCCAACCGTTCTGCCATGGACGTTACCAACCAGGTAGTATCTTCTTTGCCTGATGATACGGTGCAGGATGCTGAGCAGAGTATCGAGGCGCAATGGTATAGCCATGGTGTGCAGGATAAGTTGAAGCAGGAGGCAGACAGCATGGGTATCAGTTATGATGACTATGTGGCTCTGTTCCTGAAGCCAGCTATGATACAGAGCTTGGTGAACAAATATGGTCCGAATTATCGCAATATAGCCGAGGGCATCGCAACACGCCTCTATTCTCACGATGAAAATGTACAGGACAGACTGATGAATCAGGACATCAATGATGCTCTTTCTAGTGTTATCAGTAAGTATGTGAATCCATCTGTAGTGGATGAGTACAACAAGGCTCAGGAGGCAGGCAGCAAGGCATTTACGGAGGGAATGGAAGGAAGCCAGTTTATTCCGGCTAATCTTCGTCTAGGTACAGCACTTGGTGCTCAGTATGAGGCAAACGAGGCCAAGGATCCTGCAAAGGTGCTTTCTAGTTTGCAGAAGAAGTTTGGCAGGCTCTACCGGAATCCGGAGTTCCTGAATGATATGAGCAATGCGGCATTTAAGGTGATGCAGCGATATGGCTTGAATGGCACTCAGAGTAGTGATCCTAAGCAGTTCAAGCCGATGATCAATTCTGTTCTTAAGAATGAACTCGACCAGCTAGAGATTAAGGGTATGATGCCTAAGGGTAGTTCTGACTACATCATGAAGACTGGTCTTGGTAACACTATTGTGGGTAAGATTACTCGCAAGGCTGTTCAGACGGACTACCAGAACTGGCTGGAGGATGTTGCCAATCAGCAGTATCAGCCGGGCTTCTGGGAAAACGTAGCTAGTGGTGCTCTGACCTTTGCAGGTGATGCCTGGAGTTATTGGCTGCCGGGAGCAGCAGGTGGTAAGTTGACTAAGAGCATGGTAGCCAAGGCAGAGGGTAAACTGGCTGGTGACCTCATGGCTAAGGGTATGGAGCGCAAGATGGCTGAGCGTGCTGCCAAGGTGCTTATCGGTAAGAGTAAGGCCGAGGCTTTGAAGAGTGGAGCCGTGCATGGTGCTGTTACCTTTGGTGGTCAGTCTGCAATCTCGAAGCCTATTGATGAGATTTATCGTACAGGTCAGTTCGATGAGAATGGCAAGATTTACAATCCTTCCGTGGGTAAGGTTATTGCCAACACTTTGGGCGAAGTGGCTAAACAGAGTGCCGTAGGTGCTATCATGCAGGGTGGAACCATCGCTAACATGGTAGGTAAGGGTAGAGGCTTAGCTACCAATATTCTGGCTGATATTGGTGGTAAGGTTGTGGATTCCGGTATTATGACTGGTCAGCAGTTGTTGGAGCGTATGGCGCAGGATCCGAACTTCAAGCCTACCGGTAAGGATGCTGCCGAGAGTTTCTTGGAGAGCATGGCGAACCTTACTGCTATCGGCTTGCCGGGCATGGTGGGCAAGTATGCTCGATTCAAGGACGCAAGGGAGTTTAACAAGAAGTTTGACTTTACGGATCAGGATATTGCCGAGTTGAAGAGATTCGGCTATGATGGTCTTCGTGATGCTTTTGAGAAGATGGGCATCGGGGAGTATGTTGTGGTTGGTGAGAATGCTCAGCGACTTGATGGGCAGTTAACCCAGAAGTATATGGACCTGATGAACGACAAGAGCGTGCCGGAGGTGTTGAAGGCTAAGATGATGGCTGTTGTGGAAGGCAAGCGACCTTCTTCTTTCTCGCCTGTTATTGATAGCGAGGTATATAGAGGTGACGATGGTAAGTACTATTTGGAAACCTATAATAAGGATGGAGGCGTAATCGACCGCAAGGAGTATTCTTCTCATGATGCTGCACGTAATGATGAGAAGAAACTGGAGTATGAGAAGACTCTTGGTTTGGCTTCTGTGCTGGAAGGTGAGTTCCACAATGAGTTTACGCAGGAGCATCTTGATGGCTTATACAACAAGGCAGCCCAGAAATACAATATGGGTGAGAAATTGACGGATGAGGATAAGGCAGCGGTTTACCTTCATCAGAATGCTGGTGCCATCAAGGAGATCATGGATAAGCAGCAGAAGGGTATTATCCTTACTGACGAGGAGCAGAAGCAGGTTAACGCCTACCGTCATTATTATGACAGTGCTTTGGAGAATAGTTCCGTGATGAGGGAGTTTGTTAACACGTTTGAGGATTCCCATGGCGTGGCGCGCGGTACACTTCGTAAGGCTTTGGAGTCGAAAGATAAGAAGTATGCACCTTTGGTTGAGTCTTATCTTAAGGAACTTTACAATTCCATCGAACTGAAACGTGAAATGAAGCAGATAGAGGATGATAAAAAACGTATAGAGCAGGGCGATGTTGATGGCGCAAAACCAGCTACTCCTGTTGAGGGACCTGCTTCTGTAGAGGGTTCTGCTGGTGGTCAGGAGCCTCCTATTTCAGAGGAACCTGCTCCATATCAAGACCGTACCAACTCCATACCAACTCCGAGTGATGCAGAAGTTGCTGCAAACCCTGCAAACTCTGCTGCTGAGGGTGCAGGAAATGAGCCTAAGGTTGCAAGCTCTGATGCTTTTGTTATGGGACAGAATGCCTATAAGAATGGGGATTCTGAGGCTTTGCAGGCTATTGACTATAATAGCGATTTGGCAACAGGACGTTTGAAGCGAGCGTTTGCTGATAACGAGAAGATGCCTGATATTGTAGCCAATGCCTATAATGAGGGTAGAGATATGGAGCAGTTTGTGGCTCAGCGTGCAAGTAGTTTGACTCCAGCACAGAAGGAGGCTATCAGTAAGTATGTAGAGGCAATGGATGCCAAGAAGGGTGCTATTGATGCTCTGCAGCATGCTGATGATGGCTATGGTGAGGCGTTGAAGCAGCAGCTCTGGCCATACCAGACGGAAGACGGAAACATAGTTCCTGCTACTTTGGATAGTGGAAAACAGGTGTTCCTGAAGAAGGCTAACGAATATGGTGGAGCCTTTGTTGTCGTTCCAGATGAGCAGGGACAGCCTACAATTAAGCAGGTATCTAATGCCGAGATTAAAGAGGTGGGCACTCCTGTTTCTCTTGATGAATACATCGAAAATGCGGTGGTTCAGCAGAAGGATGCAAGAGCGCAGCAGTTTATCAGTCAGTTTGATGATAGTGGCTTGAAGCCGAATGATCAGGTAACAGTTGCCATGGAGGAGGGTGATGCTAATATCAACATGACCTTTGCCGGATATAGCAAGGACGGAAAGATTGTACTTACTGATGGCAAAGATTATCTTCCCCTATCTAAAGAAGAGTTTGCAGCATGGCGCAAGAATGCGCTCGACAACACAATCAATGAGCATTTGGATGCCGAGGATGATGAACGTGAACAGGAAGCAGCTTCTCAGGCTGAGGCTGATAAGAAGCAGCGTTATGCTAATGGCATCGTGGGACTGAGCGAGGGCCAGCCGGACTATTCTTCTAAGGATACAGATCCAAAAGTGGCTGCTGAGTATCTTCAGGAGCAGTTTGGGGAAGACCATGGCAAACTTTTAAATCTGGTTAATGGCAGCCGTGATGACATCAAAACGCAACTTGCCAACAAGAGAAGGGCTGCTATTGAATATCAGAACTGGCTTGATACCAATGCCGATCTTGACCCGGAAAAAGCTAAGAAGGTGGAGGATGAGTTGAGTCTGGTTAATGAGCAGCTTGCAGATCTTGATGCTCGTTTCAAGAACTGGAATACTATCCGCAACAGTGTGATGACTCCTGATGAGGTGAAAGCTATGAAGGAGGAGCGCAAGGCTGAGGTAGAGAAGGCTGGTGTTGATGAATCAGCCATCGTGCCATCTGATGATTTCCATGTGCTCGTACTTGAAGATGAAGAATTGAAGAAGCAATATCCAACTATGGATGAGGCTACCGACTATATTACCTCTCAGCGCAAAGACCTCTATCATACCCAGGAGGATGTGGAGCGCAAGATAAATGGTGTGAATGATATGCTGAATCAGTATATCAATGGTGAAACAGAGCTGGATCCTAGCCAACTTATGGAATTGAATACTACAAAGGCTCAACTGGAGGCCCTGCAGACTAATTTGTCTGTTGCTGCCAAGGGTTTGAAGGCTCAGGCTAATAAACTCAGCAGACTCTACAAAACAGAAGTTAGCCAGCAGGAAATGGAGAAACTGGGCATGACACCTTCAGAGCAACGCAAGGCATTGGTGGCTGATGCGCTGAAGAAGAACGATATGAATGTTATCCATGAAATATATAAGGATGCTTCCGTTGATGTGATGGACTTAACTCCTCAGACTCTCGAAGAGGCTGTGTCAGAGTCTTTGCTTCCTCATAGCTTGAATCCAGAATCTCTTCAATATGAGTTGGGCAAGAGCAATTTTAAGTTTGGTATTGGCAAGGGGTATGATTCTAATAAGTTCAATTATCTAATTGCCAAGAAAGGAACCGGTATGTCGGTTAACGAATTTGCCGTGAGAGTATATAATGACCTTCCTGTAAACTTGCAGGATATGGGATATACCGACCAGGATGTTCGTAATGCCCTTCTTGATATGTTCAAGTCTTATGACAGCGTGAAGGAAATGAGAAATGTGGCTCTGATGAACCGCATAGCTGCTGCAGAAGATGAACTTTCAAGCGAGGAAGAGTATTACGAAGCACAGAAAGAGCGAGAAATTATCGAAAGACAGGCAGAAATTGAGAATTATAAATCGTATATTCACGAAAAAGAGTTATCTTTGCCGTCTGAAAGCGAACTTGATCACATCAATGGACTTGAATTTGACCGTATGATGGAGATTGAGGATCGTGAACGAGAGTACAAACAATATGTTAAATCAATTTTACCAGAATTAGCTGATTATGATGACAGAAGCAATGAAGAAGGATATGGAGGAGGCAGTAGCCTGGGTAGCGACTCTTCACGGAGAGGAGTTGATGAAGGAAATAGCCAAGGCGAAGAAGTTGGTAACGGAGAAGCATCTTCTGAGTCCGAGATTGGAGAAGGCTCTGATAGCGGACGCAAAGGGCGACAAGAGACTGGCAGCATGGAACCTAGCGAAGGCTCAGCTGTTCGAGGCTCACATCTACCGCAAGAAGCATCCTTCGGAGAACGTTTAAAGAGTGCCATTGCCGAAACTGAGACCGAACCAACAGAGGCTCAGAAGAAGGCTGGCAATTACAAAAAGGGTCATTTGTCTTTTGGTGGCTACGATTATACCGTAGAAACACCAAAGGGCGTGACTCGCAGCGGTAAGGACGAGCAGGGTAAGCCTTGGAGCGTGACCATGCACGATACTTATGGCTATATTCTTGGTAAAATTGGCGTTGATGGTGACCATATTGATATGTTCATCAATGATGCTGCAGACCTTGATACTTTTGATGGTAACGTTTATGTTGTTGACCAGGTGAACCCAGAGACTGGTGAGTTTGACGAGCATAAGGTGATGTATGGCTATCCTTCTGAGGAGGCTGCTACAGAGGCTTATCTTGCCAACTACTCCAAGGGCTGGAAGGGACTTGGTAAGGTTACTTCTGTGACTAAGGCTACCTTTGACAAGTGGCTGGAGTCTTCTGACCGCAAGACTAAGCCTTTTGCGGAGTATGCTATGGTACAGAAGGAACAGGCGAAATTTGACCGCGATGTGAAGGAGGTGAAGCCGGAGAATCTGACTGAGGCGCAGAAAGTGGCTTATGATGCTGTATCTACTATGCTTAAGAATGCTGGCATCCCTGTGAAGGTTGTTAGCAATGAGGATATGGAGAAGGTGGCTGAGGCGCAGGATAACCTGGCTGTAGAAATGCTTTTGAATGATCCTCGTCTTCGCTTCTATATCAAGACTCCTGAGCAGAAGGAGGCGGCCAAGGCTGCTTATGACTGGGCTGCTAAAAACAGACCGGACAAATTTAAGCAGTATGCCATCGTCAATATGGATAATCCGAACCAACCTCCTCAGTACTTTGAGAAGAAGGACTTAGCTGAGAAGTGGCGCAAGTACTATACCAATGCCTGGAAGATAGGAAACTACAAGGCATTTAATCTGAATAAGCCATTTGAGGAACAGATCAAGGACGTAAAGGGTGATGTTCCTAGTGAGTTTGACCCTTACAAGGCTGAATCTCTGTTCAATAAGAGAATCGAGTTAGAGAAGCAGATTAAAGAAACCGAGGATTCCTATAATGCCAAGAAGAAAGAGCGCGCAGAGTATCAAAATCAGTTAATGCAGGACTATATGGATCAGCATGGCTTATCTTCTGAGAACGATATTCCAGATGATGTTTGGACTGACTACAGGGATAAATCCTTTGAAAAGTATCAAGATACACTTGATGACTTGTTCCATAAGTATGTTGAGTTAGATAATCAGTTGAAGGCTGTTGCTGAGCCTGGAGTGCAGTATTTGAAGGGTAAGGGTGTGGTTTATGGCTACACTGATGGCAAGCAGATTGTGCTGAACCAGGAGCATCTGAATCCTAATACTCCTATCCATGAGTATCAACATCTTTGGCGTACTGCTGCTAAGAACATGAATCCGGAACTTATAGAGCATGGTGATAAACTCATCATGCAGACCCAGCTATTTGCCGATTTGAAGCAGGATCCTAACTATAATCATCTGACAGATGAGCAGATTTGCGATGAGGCTTTTGCTCGTTTGACCGGTGAGGACGGAGCTGCCATTCTGGAACAGATGGCTAAGGATGCTATCAAGGAGAATCCGCTTGATACAGCCAAGGAACTGAGCGTTATCAATAAGTTGAAGGAGTGGCTGAAGAAGTTCTGGTATTGGACTCTTGATACATTTACGAAGTGGAAGCCTGAGGACATTAAGAAAATGACCTTGGAGGATATTCGTAATCTTGTGTTGAGAGACTTGGCGAATGGTGTGGACCCACGTACTAAACTTCATGAGGCAGAGAATGCAGATGACATCAAGTTTATGGGTTCTACTACCAAGAAACGTATGAAGAATATCGCTTCACAGTTTGAAGGTCGAAAACTTGATGAGGCTCAGCAGGCTGTTGCTGATGTTTATTCAGGTAAAGATAATAATAGAGATTTTTCATTTACTAGTGATGGATCTGAGAGAACTATGGTTATGCGACAGGGAAATGATGATCATGCTGGAACTAAACATAGTGTATATAGACATTTTGGAGTAAGCAAGAATTATATCACTATTGATGATATTCTTTCACTTCCAAAAATGTTGAACGATTCGACTCGCAAACCTAGTAAAAAAGGAACGATAGAATATTCTTATACAGATAAAGATAGTGGCGTTACTTATACTGTGGTAACAAAACCTGTTGGAAATAAAGAACATTTTCAGAATTTCTATTCAGATAGAAAAGCAAATCCATCAGATGCGTCCCATGTTGCAGAAGGCAACACTTACACTCCAGAAGGAGCACGCAAAACTGATGGAAATGCTTTTATGGATGCAAAGGTAGATAATAATTCTGAAACTGCCAAGGGAAATGGTGAAAATTTATCTGTGGAGGATAAAATAAAGGCTGTTTCTCAGCAATTTGGGGTTGATGAGGCTGATGTGGCGATGTACGCCAATGGTGTTAAGAAGGGTTCTACTGCTGAGGCTGCACGTGCCAGAGCAAACATCAAACGCCATTTGTTGCAGGCAAATGAAGATAAGATTTCCTCTTTCAAGGAACTTCTTAAGTACACCGTGCCTGTAAATGAAGCCTTGAAGGAGAACTTCGGCGACCTTGATGCTATGATCGAGGAGCGCGTGAAGCAGGTGGAGGCGCAGCGTAACGCCATGGAAGCTGCAAGAAAGAGAGCTGAGGAAGAGGAGGCCAAGCGTCAGAAGCACCTGGAGGAACTTTCTCTGATTCCTGATGATCAACTTGACAAGCAGTATATGGATGCTCTTGCCAAGGGTGATGATGCTACTGCCAGGGAAATGCTTGATGAGGCTGCCAGACGCAAGGGCTATGATGATACAGAAAGCTCATATCAGGGTGTAGGTGCATGGAAAGCACCGGGAAACCCTGGATATGAAAGCGACAAGGCGAGACGTGATGATTGGGAATCTAGCGGTTCGGATGTGAACCTGGAGGATATGGCTTTGGGCTATACTCCTCAGCCGGATGATTACTTCTCTCACCCTGAGCGTTATTCTCAGAACACTCCTCATGGATTGGAATCTGTGAAAGCCATCAATGCGGCTATTGATGCCATTAAGAATGGTGAGAAGGATGTTAAGGTAAAGGTTTATCGTGCTGTTCCTACTTCGGTGAAGGAAAGTAAGCTGCGTAATGGTGACTGGGTTACTCCTTCTAAGAAATATGCCGAAATGCACGGAACAAACCGTCTGGAAGGCAAATATCGTATCATCGATGATGAAGTTCCGGCTACTCAACTGTGGTGGGATGGTAATGACGCAAACGAGTTTGGCTTTGATGATGGCAAGGCGTATAAATACAAGAATGCCAAGAACAACAGAAAGTTGAACGACCTTGTTACCTATGATGATAATGGTGACGTTATTCCTCCTTCTAAGCGTTTCAATTCTCGCAAGCAAGATATACGATTTCATCGGGTGACAGAGCCGGAGGAACTGGATAGGCTGAATAAGGAGAAGACTTTCCGGATGTATAGCGGAATGCAGGAGGTGGATGGTAAGCTCTACTCGCCTATGGCTGCCATCATTGACGGAAAGCGTACTGATGCTACCGAGATTGGTGCCTGGATGGGGGCTGATGAGAGACCTGATCTTGTGAAGGGTGGAAAGTTCCAACTTGTGAAGACCGACAAGAACCCTGGGGCAGGAGAAGGGCCGGTGCGTGCTGCCTACAATCCTTATATGCATACTTCCACTTCGATGATGAACGACCAGTTTACCGGGGCTTATGCCAGAGGTAATATCAAGGTTGTAGAATGGGAGATTCCGGAGAGCGAGAAGACAAGCGGCTACCATGCTGAGGGTGCAAAGGATGCTGTTGGACTTGTTCCTTGGCATTCTGGTTCCGTTAATGGTTTATTGCCGAAGGATAGACAGAGGTCGGTGATGTTGTCTCGCTGGAGAAAGGCAGTGAGAGTGGTTCCTGATTCTGAGGTGGCTGAGAGTATTGCTGAGCAGCTGGAGGGTACAGGGCTGGCTATTCCTTGGAACGTGGTTACTCCTAACCAGGTGAGGGAGTTGGTTAAACTGGGTGTGCCTATTACTACCGTTGAGTCTGGACAGCAGGCTCCTGAGACTAAGGAGAAGTTTATGGCTCAGATGGAGGAGTTGAAGAAGGAGTTTCCGCAGGCTCAGTTTGTAGATGTGAAAATGACCAAGGACGCTTTCAAGGAATGGGGCGGTAAGGGTATTGTGGAATCTCCTATTATGGAGCAGAAGTTGAAGAAGCACCCTGATTCTCTGATGAAGGCTGGAACCTACTTTAGCGGTGGTGGACTGGTAGAGGAAGGCTTGAAGGGTATCATCGACCCTGTGGTGGCTGTGGAATATGACCGGAAGATTAGCGGTGTGTATCGCAATAACTTCGGGCAGCATATTGTTACGGCTGACGTGAGAGACGTGGACCCTCAGCAACTGGTGAAGCATATTGATGGTGAGGTTGAGTATTTTCATGCGTCGCCTGTATGCAAGAACTATTCGCAGGCCAAAAGTAATAGTGGAGAGGTGGAACTTGACAAGGAGACTGCCAAGAGTACTGCCGACTTCATTGATGCCGTGAAGCCGCGAGTGGTGACTATCGAGAACGTGAAGGGCTACAAGGACTCTGAGGCGATGAAGATTATAACACGGGCACTTGATAAGAATGGCTATACATGGGATTCTGATGTGTATAATGCCGCAGACTATGGTGGCTATACCAGCAGGGAACGACTGATTGTTAGAGCCGTGAAGGACGGAGAACTACCTGGGAAGCCAAAGAAGCAGCCACGCAAGGGTGGATGGCTAGAGGCTGTGGAGGATATTCTTCCTACCCTCACGGTGAAAGAAAGCGGTGTGGCTCCATGGATGGATGCCAGACTGAAGGTTGACGGAATCGACTGGCAGAAGGTGGAGAAGCCTCTTTACGTAATGGGCAGTGCTTATGCCGATGGCAAGATTCCTCATGCCTATGGGGATGAGATTCTGCCTACGCTGAGAACCAAAAGCGGAGACGTTATCATCATGCCGGGTGGAAAGGTATTGCGTGCTGATGGCAGGGTATTGGCTAGAATAACCGGACTGGGCGATGACTATCTGTTGCCTAAGACTGAATCTTTGGCACATACCATCATTGGCAATGGTATTCCAGTACAGTTGACCAAGAGCGTGATTGCTCCTCTGCTGAATAAGGATGACTTGTCGGGCAGAAATGTATTGGCACGACTTGGCAGCTCTATCTTCAAGAACAACTGGGATGCAGACAAGCAGAAACAAGTGAGCGACCGGGTAGTGAACACTGCCAACAAACTGGGTGGTGCTGAGGCTACAGTTTACACTTCTGTGGATGAGGTGCCGGATGCTTATCTGAGTGATGTGAAGAATGGTGCTACCGGATGGTATGACCCTACTACGCATACGGTTCATGTTTATCTGCCTAACTGTGCTGATGCCAACGAGGCTGAGAGAACCGTGCTCCATGAGAAGATAGGCCATGAGGGTATGGAAGTTCTTCTTGGTGGCGAAGATGGTGTGAGAAAGTTCGCCAACTTCGTTTATCGTTCCGTAGATAAGGATGTTCGAGGCAAGATTATTGACTTTGCCAACAAGTATGATCCGGACTGGATGAACCCTGACCGCATGAATGTGGGAACGCAGGAGTATATCGCTCATTTGGCTGAGGAGGGTCCTAAGACTGCTGAGGACTTTTCTCTTTGGACCAAGATTAAGCATTATCTTATCAAGTTGCTGAAGAAGCTGGGTGTTCGTGTGCCGGGACTTCTCAATGACAAGGATTTGAGATACTACCTGATGAAGGCTGGCAAGGCTCTGCATGTTTGGGACGAAATGCCTCAGGAGAAGCAGGAAGCCATGATGAAGCAGGCTAGCAATGCTGAAATCAAGGATGCGCTATCTGATGGTGCAGGTAAGGGCAAGCCGAGACAGAAGAAGGGCGAAAGTACTATTCAGTACATGAAACGTGTACAGGAGTGGCGCAAATGGCAGAATGCACGCGAGGATAAAGAGAACCCAGAGCCTCCAATGTTCTACGACATTGATAAGGATGAAGCAGGCAAAAAGGAATGGGCACAGCTCAATAAAGACTGGCGTGAACGCCACCACCTTGTTGGAGAGGAACCTACTGGTATGCCTATCCGAATGGAAAATGAAGAGGATGATGCCTACATGAATCGTATTCATGAATATGAGAAATGGCAGGCAGCCATGAAGGACCAGGAAGACCCTTTGCCAGATATGTTCGCATTTGAAAAGAAGAAGCAGGAGGAGGTGAAACGCAAGTATGAGGACTGGCTGGCCAAACATGATTTGCTGGAGCAGCAACAAGCCGATCTGGACTTGTATGAGGGTAAGATTTACCCAGCAGAGACCAATCCGAAGGCTGATGCACTGGAGCAGCAAGTGATGCAGGACTTGGCTGAGGTGACCAGTACGGACGTGAGCAAGGAAGGTGCAGCAAAGACCGTGAAGCATGCCGTTATCCATCGTAGAAAGAATATGGAGGAGGCTAGTGCTGATGATGCTATCTATATCAATGATGTGAAGAACAGAATAGAGAAGATGGCTGATAGCGGTGTTTTTGACAAGTTGCTTTCTGATTACAAGGGAAAGAAAAACCGGGCAGAAAAACTGGCTGAGACTATACCTTATATAATAGAGGCTCCTAGACGTTTGCGTGACATGGCTCACAATCTGAATGCAACTGGTGTCTTTGATAAGGGACATATCCATATCCAGCCAGCTGATGTTGAGGCAATCCAGCCATACGTGACAGACTTGATTACCGAGACAGCAAAGAAGCATACAGAGATAAAAAAAGGCAAGGAGATAGAGGTATACGATGATCCTAAGGCTGTGAGCGAGGTGGCAAGCAAAATGGCTCAGGCAATTAATGCCAATCACCAGGGCGAAGAAGGTTTTGTACCATGTGATGGAACGGACATCCTCAGTAAACATGTTTTGAAACTCGTAAAAGAGAGGGTAGTGCCTGGACGTATCAATTATAAGGAACTTTCTCCTGAAATGCAGGCTGCCATTGATTCCATCCGTGACTGGTATAACTATACCTACGACTGGTTGATGGATAATCATACTTTGAAAGCTGGCACTGGTTATAATGTGGACTATGTAAACCATATTTGGGATAAAGAGAAATCTGATCCTGAGGCGTATGCTACCTTTGTGGAGAACAGACAACGCACGAAGAGCCCTAATGAGAAGAAGCGAACCATCAGCACTTTGATGGAAGGTGTTTATGCCGGACTTGTGCCAAAAACTACTGACATTACGAAGATGATGGCATATTACAGCAGAAGTAATATTGAGGCATGGGCGAACAAGACCATGTTACAGGAGTTGACCGGACTGAACGTAATTGAGAGGAATGAAAAAGGAGAGGTGATTTCAACTGATCCACTACTTTCTTCTTCTGCTCCATTCAATTTGGAGCAATATAAGTACTTCGAGATTCCTGGCGTAGGCCCTGTATGGGTATATAATGTATCTCCAAAGCAAGTGAAGGTGAAGAATCCTATCACTGACAACGAAAAGGTGCTCTATAGCGAGGCCAGTGCCGGTGACAGATTTGGAGTTGTGTTTGATACCTATCAGTCATCCCCATTCTGGAAAACGTTTGATACGCTTGCTTCTAGTGCTAAGAAACTGGAGTTGGGCTTCAGTGGTTTCCATGCTGGCGCATTGACGGAGGTTTATATGGTACAGAATATGGTGGAGTTTGGTCCTAAGAAGGCCATGGCCAACTTTATGAAGTATATCTTTGCAGATACAGCCAAGAACCATGAACTTCCTTGCTTCGCCAATCCTGAGGATTTCCAAGAGGCTGCTTCCCATCTGGTGAAGTTCGGAGCGACCAACGATTATGCTGCAGCGGATGTACAGAACATGTTTGACAACATGCGCGATGCGATGATAAGGGTGCAGAAGAAGTTGAAGGACGGAAATAAAATTTCCGGAACGGTGGCTGCGACTTCTATGCCATTGAAGGTGGCAACGCAGATGCTTTCGCTCATCAATAAGGGCATGGATGTAGCTTTGTGGGATTTTCTTCATGACGGACTGAAACTTGCTACCTATCGTATGAGGGCAGACAAGACCAAGGAGCGTGCCAAGGAGAAGGGATGGACTGAGGAGGAACTGAGCCGGGCTTTGGACGAGGACGGACAGTTTGTAAACGATATGTTTGGCGGTCAGCACTGGGATGTGTTGGGAGCCAGCCATCGTACCTTGCGCTATGCCGGACGAGTTCTTCTTTCTCCAGACTGGAATGCTTCTACTACACGTCATTTTCTGGCATTAACCGGATTTGGTTCTATCTGGAATGAGGCATCCTTTGAGAACTTCAAACAGTATTACAAGAGGCTCAAACATAAGGAACTTACACCGGAGGATGAAGGCAGAAGAAGCAGACAGATTTCGGCTTTGCTCTGTTATGGTATCGGATTCATGGTATTTTATGAGGGTATTGCCAATGGCATCAATGCTGCTTTCCGTGCCCTGGACGAGGAGAAGGAGCGCAAGAAGGCAGAGGAGATTCGGAAGACCAACCCAAGCTATAAGAGTATGTATGAACTGGCTTATGGTGATGAGGGTATGAAATGGTATGACTATCTGATGAGAGGCAACAGCCTTGGCCAGCAGAGCAAGATCTTCTTAGGCAGATATGAAGATGGTACAGAAATGTATGTGAGACATGGTAAGCAGTTCCGTGAGGTTCCAGAATACCTTTTCAATCATAAGGGAGAACTAGAGTTCCCTGGACCTATGGTACAGCGAATGATAGGTAAGGCTAACCCTATGGTGAGAATGACCTTGGATGATATAAACTATCTGAGTGATTTCCAAGCCAGCCATGCGGATCAGGAGATTCAGCGCAAGTATGGCAAGACCATCGGACTGCTTTACAAGGATGCTTTGTACTGGGCACCTTTCCTGATTCCTAGTCAGGAGAACAAGGAGTTCAAGGCTGTGGATTTCTTCTTCCCTTCATCTAAGGGTTTTTCGCCTTGGAAGGCTCAGAGTTACTTCAAGGACTTTATCCTTAGCGGTGACATGGAGGGCGTGGTGATGACCTATCAGAGCTGCCAGCGCAATGGTATTGATCCTGAGGCTCAGATTAAGGCTGCCATCGGTTCGGTGAAGGCACTGGAGAGTGCAGAAATGAGCGATGGAGTGACTTCCTTACAGGAGGCAAGTAAACGCTTTGATGCTGCCAAGAGTATCACGGAAAAGAAGAAGATGCGCCAGAAGATGAAGAAATTCCTCTCGCAGAGTGACTACAAGGCTTTCACCCAGAAGGAGGCTCTGGACATGGTTCAGGGTTATCTGAACGGTGACGAAGACTTGAAGGAAATGGAGAAGGCTGAAAGCAAGTACCTGATGAAGGCTAAGGCAGAGGACGTGACGGAGGACTGGAGAATACAGAACGTCTGGAACGGAACCATGGAGACTTATCAGGAGTATCAGCGTTTGAAGGATATTGATAAGGCGAAGGCAAATGCCTTTAAGAACAGCAAGACCAACAAGCGACTGTTTGCGGCTAGAAAGGCTATCTCTGCTGCCAAGAGGAAGATGAATAAGGCTAAGAAGCAAATGGATGGTACAAACGATGCTGCCAAACTGGTAGAGATTCGGAATACCAGAAAGGAGCTGCTTAAAACGTTGAACGGAATGGAGTAGCCTTCGGGCTACTTCATTCTAGGAAATGTTCTATATTTCCGAAAATAGGCTTTGGCCAATTCGTTTTTATGTTCAATATTTCCACACATAGAAAAAGGGACTTGCTTCACAGCGAGTCCCTTTTTGATAGTTATAAAAAATCTAAATCCAAATAAATTTATAATAGTTATGATTAATGAATCATTTGTGTGTTTAAAGTTGAAGACATTGGAGCGATGTTATCCGAGAGAAGTACCAGATGCATTCTCTGGTTCCTTTTTCTTTGGTGATGCCCAGCGTATGTAATCAGCCATGCTGTCATCCATGCGCTGCTGCTCACTCTTCGGATTCTCCTTCTTTTTTTCGCCCCAGAGCCGTTGGGCGATGCTATCCAAACACCAGGACCAATCGCCATCGAGCGTGACGAACTTGGATCTAGGAACAACGGTAACAGTAGAATCATTCTTCTTCTCGCCCTTTTCATCTTTACCTTCTGGTGATACCCCCTTTGCGGTGATAGAGGTAAAAGGAACATTATTTTCCTGAAGGAACTTTTCTACATCATCTTTTTTGCTATCGCAGAGTTTGATGTGGATAGCAACCTTGTGCTTATCTAAGGAGGTAAGGGCTTCTTTTGCCTTTCCTACCAGAGACAAGTTGCCTTTATCATCTTTAGTAATGACACAGGCTTCATGTACATTGATTGATTTACCCATGATTTAAAACGTTTTAAATTGAAATGCGGAACAAAAATAAGGAGAAAATATGAAAAAGTAATGTTAAGTTGCGCAACTTATCACTAATAAGCGAGAAAAATGCGGTATTTTTGGCGAAAAATTAAGAATTATGGTTGACAATCATGTAATAAATGACATATCGAACTATGCTGAGCCGGGACCAGACTCACTTGAAGGAGTGAGCCGGGAGCGGTTTACGCAGAGCGAAAGTAATCTTCTGTTGCTGCAATGGCTATGCTATTACTTCGACAACATGGCTGAGCTGAGAAAGTGCTGGAAGCGTGCCCAGGACTTCGTGATGGGCAGACAGCTGGAGGAGAAGATAGAGTGGAACGGACGGAAGATTACTATCCGCCAGTATATGGAAATGCAGGGTATGCCGATACTGGAATATGATGTGATTTCCGATAAGCTTATCTCTCTTGTGGGCTTGGTTCGTCAGCAGAGGGCAACTGCCAGCTGTTCTGCCGTGGACCCGAACGAGGAGGACTATATCAGCTTCTTCAACGAATATCTGAGGCAGAATGACAATCTGAATAACCGTCAGGAAATGGATGCGCGACTCTTCTATGAGTTCTGTGTGTATGGCTTGATAGGTATGAGGACTATCTGGGAAAGAAGGGATGGAAGAGAAGGTATCTTCAATGACAAGGTGGATATTTTCAAGCTTGCCATACCTCCTTTCTTCAAGCCGGATCTGAGTGATATTGAGATTTTCGGTATTGCACATGATTTGACCTGGAGAGCCATCTTGGAGAAGTTTACCGATGGCAGCAAGGCGCAGGCTGATCAGCTGAACGAGATCTATCTGCAGACCCAATCGCATTATGCACCGGAACAGGGTTATCAGCCTACCGGTTCGGCTCAGTTGACCGGACTGGAAGACTTCCTGCATTCTTCCATTCAGGGTAAGTACAGGGTGATAGAGGTTTGGACCAAGGAATCAATGCAATCGCTATGGGTACATGACCGGGCAAAGGGTGATGCAGGATTTATGCCGATGAACGTGAAGGCTGAGCTGGATGCCGAGAATGAGAGCCGGAAGCGTGCAAACGTGATGATGGATGAAAACGGTGTGCCGGTGCTGGATGAGAACGGAGAGCCGATGTACTATGTGGATCCAGAGGAACTGGATCTGATAGAATATGAGCCGCAGGTGGAAACCTTCTGGTACCGCAGATACCTGGCTCCTAACGGCTATCTTCTCGATGCAAGGGAATCTCCATACTTTGTGCTGAGAAATGGCTACAGATGCAGTATTCAGCCCTATTCGTTCTTGGCATATCCTTGCCTGCAGGGAGAGGTGAAGAGCTTCATCATGCGCATTGAGAATAACCAGCGCACGCTGAATCATTATATGATGATGATTAACTTCGTGGTGGCTAATGGTGCTAAGGGTGCGCTGCTTATTGATGAGGCTTCGGAGAGCAGCAAACAGACTCCTGAGGAGCGCAGGCATAATTATAATAAGACCAATGGCGAAATCTATTGGAACAGTGCCAATGGTGGCGAGAAGCCGGAGGTGCTGAGCAATAAGACAATGCCAGCAGGTGTGGAATTTATGATTCAGTTTGCCAAAACGATGGCTGGCGAGGGCAGTGGTGTGCAGGGAGCGCTGCAGGGTGTACACCGGAATACTAGCGGTAAGCAGTATCAGCTGGAGAGGGAATCGGCTTCTACCTCGGTGACTGACTTCGTGGAGAGCTTTAACTGCTTCAAGCTGAGGGAGGCAAAGGTGAAGATCTATCTGATTCAGGAGTTCTGTACTGAGCATGACAGCGTGAAACTGGTGGGTGATGACTACAGAACCTACTTCAATCCGGAAACCATGCGCGATATGGACCTGGATGTTGCCATGGACTTGGATAGCTACTCTGCTACCATCAGAGACCAGATTGCTGATCTGCTCTGGCAGTTGAAGAAGGATGGCGATATTGATGCCTACACTATGCTGACAAACGGCAAGTTCCCTGGAACCTACAGAATACGCAAGTATTTGAAGGAGAAAATGGAACAGAAGGAGGCTATGGAGGCGCAGATGATGGCTAACGGTCAGATGCCGGCAGGGGATGCACAGCAGGCGAGTGGAGCTAGTGCTGCACACTTGAAGGATTCGGGTAGCGGACTGGATAATCTGGCTGATTTGCCTTCTGCTTCTTAAATATTTATGGGAAATCGTTCTTAGTTGATAAATAAAATACTTAAAATGTTTTATTAGTTATTAGTTAATTGTTAGTTTATAGGTTTATAGTTAGTTGTTTATGTAATTATGGTTATTTTTTTAGTTACAGGTTAAAAGATTGTTTATTGGGAAGAGGAAGCTGTGAAGTTTCCTCTTCTTTTTGTTTTGTGCTCCTGTTTTTCTCTGTGTTTATTCCACTAAAAATGATTTAGTGGAGGCCGTACTTCTTTTTGTAGGCGCGAAGTTTCTGCATCAGGATGGAAACTCGCCACATGTAGTATTTCTGCCAATGGCGAAGCTTCTGCTCTCGCACCTTGTTGTCGGCATCGCAGCCGATGGCGCCCCACTTGGATGGGGTGTAGTAGTAGGACTCCTTCTTGATGTCTTCTACATTGTGGAAATAGCGGGTGGCCTTCCACTTGCCCATTTGGACTAATTTTCGATAGGCGAGCATATTCTTTCTGTTAGGATCGTAGGTCATGATCGCCCAATCTTTATGCGACTGGTCGTAGAGCATGTAGAATCTTGGCGCACCACATTCTTTATACTTGGCAATGGTTGCCTTGACTCCTTTTTGCCACATGCGAGTGGCACGGAAGAGTTCGATACGAGTGACAATAGGCTGGTAGATGGCTATGAGCATCTTACGCAGCAGGTTTGAATAACTTTGTTTCATTTTTCTTTTTACTTTTAATTATTAACTTATATGGACAGGCGATAGAATCGCCTGGAACGGTGACTATACAGGGGCGTATCATGCTGCTGGCTAGATAGAGGCTAGCTGCCACCACCTATGCCTGACAACTCTGCTACTACTGGAGGGCGGTGGCGGAGGCGATCGCGCTCTATCTCGGCCTTGGTGCGGAATGGGAGGATTTCAGGGGCTGGCATATCCTTCTCTACATAGAGGGCTATGGCTCTTGCCATTACTCGGTCATCGTGCTTGCCGGCTATGGCTCCGTAGCAGTCGTTCTGCTGATAGTAGAGGTAGTAGGTACACTCGTCTATGGCGGCTGGTTCTCGCTCCATATAGCCTTGGTCTCGGATGATTCTTGCCATCGTCTTGATTACCGCTACCTTGGTGTTCTTGTTGGTGTTGAATCCCCATTTCAATTCCTTGGACTTCTTCTTCTGCAACTTGCTGTGAGAGGAGTTGTAGAGGTTCTTGTAGAGTGGCAAGAGGATAGGGAAGAACAGCTCAGACTGATTGCCCTCGGTATTGTTCATGCGCGAGTAGGCGGTATTATTCTCTATGACCAGAAAGGCATCATTGTAGAAATGGGCTATCTGGGCGCAGCGCATAGCTAGCTGATCGGCATCGCAGTGACCATGCCATTCAGCTACGATTTCCGGTACACCACCATAGATTTCATCATAGCGGTCGAGGACTACAATATCTGAGAAGTCGGAGGTTTTATGAGAGCCACCAATATCGCAGGCTACTATGTAGCGGTGGGTGACGTTCTCGGAGTTGTCGGGGCCAGCCCAGACTTTGAGCGGTCCACCGGAACGTTCAACGAAGCGTATGTTCTCCATGCAGGCAGGATCTGCAGCATCGTAGGAATCGCCTTCTATATCGCCTACCATGATAGGCTCAATGCCCTTGCAATCCTCTTCCATGATGTTGAGCTTGTACGGATCAAAGACTGTAGTACCTGAGAAGAGGAAGGCTTCTACATCATCAGAAGGAAACTCCTGACGCATATCGTCAAGAGTCTCATACTCCTTGGACTTCTCAATGTACCAATGGATGCCCTCGAAGGATGCGCCCTTACATTCGTAGAGCCACCAATAATACTTGCCATGACCTTGCTCGTCATTACGATTCTTCCACAGCCAGATGGCGAAATCGGCACGTTCATCCTCGGACGCAAATGGCAATATATATTTTTCAATTTCGAACCATGCCACGAAGACAGGAGTAAATGCTGACAGAGGTTTTCCGTCTTTGTCTACTGAGTTTGCGGCTACCCAGGCATCGTGGAACTCGTTTTCACGTCCGTTAGGCGTTGACTCTCTGACGATGAATGTTAAAGGATCTGGCTGAATAGATGATGATGCAGCCTTGATCACCTTAGCCGGAGTCCACTCTGTGGTGTTAGGGAAGAAGGCTTCCTCAGTAATATGAGCAAGGGCAGCATCACCAGAACGACAAGATTCTGGGTTACGGGCAGAACCTGTCTGTATCTTGCAATCTCGTGGAATGAGATACTTGATATTCTGTATGGTTCCTGATGTCTTGATTTTGCGAGGGTCGTTCTTGAATGGTACACCAATATCGTAGAAGAGCCATGTAGGAATGGCATTAATTAACTTCTCGTACATATCGAATACCTGTGTGGCAGATGAAGACTGGTGGCCAACGATATTACTATTCCAGTTTGTCTTCCAGAAGATCTGCAGCCAAGCCATGTAGATGTCGGTGAGGGTAGAACCACCCCATTGGCGGCACTTCAAGAGAATGACACGGATATAGTGGTACTGACTGTGGAGGCGTAACTGTTCGAAGACCTTGGCTAGTTTGATCTGGGCATTGCGAAGAAGAAAAGGTATATCTTCGCCACCATCTTTGTTCTTGATTCGAGCGTAGGCATAGGCGAAGAAATAGAAATCGTGCTTACAACGCAGGCGGATGAGATACCGGAAGACTGCATCACGAGCCTTCTCTTGGTCGAAGTCAGGCATGTACTTATCGCAGAAGGCCTCTATAGAACCACATTTGATGATGGCGCAGAACTTCTTTTCTTTCAGCATTTCCACCGGGAGCCAGAGTTTCTTTCCCTTTAAGAAGTCCGTGATGACACATTCAAATCGGAGACCAGGGGCATTCTCTCCTGTAATGGGACGATAAGTAGCGAGGAGACTGTGGAGTCTTCTCTTATCTTCTTCAAGAATCTCTTTGAGTTTCTTATCAGAAATCTGCTGCTGAGGTCGAACCTTTAAGGAGGATTTTGCTACTGGCATTCGTTATATATAATAATGTTAAGTGTTGAATGTTAAATGTTAAGTGTGTTGGCATGTCTGATAAATCTCTCTGCCTTGGCATAAATGAAACCTAAACAGAATAGAACTATGTGGAAGATACCAGCTATGTAAGGTAGAAGGAAACCTATAGCCATACCGAGCATCATTTGCCAGAAGTAGATGCGGTGATACCGATAATACCATTGCGCTGAGAATCCCATGAAGAAAGAAATCAATACGGATGCACCCAATACAGGTAATGCCGGATAGTATACGAACGATAGCAACACGGAGCAGAGCCATGCAGCCAGTAGGCGATGAAAGCGAAACTGATGATGAACCATCAATATGCACCATCCGTTGATACCCCAGTGTATAAAGTTGGCATGACCGAACATATAGGCGAAATGGGTGTATAATGGCGATGATGGAGACACAGCCAGCGAGGCATGAAGCGGAATGATGAAAGCCATCAGGAGGATGATGAGAAGTGTAATATATAATGTACGCATAATGGAAGTGATTTATCGAGTTATGAATGATGTTTTCTTATTGCGGAAATAATTGTTTATTTTCATCTGTATGTAGCGTGGAGCCATACCCAAATTGGGCGCAGGAAGATTCAGGCATACATACACAAGATTTTTGGTATTGTATTCCTTGTATTGATCCATCTGTCGGAGACGCAAGAAATCCTGATAGAAATCTTCAAAGAGTTTTTCTTTCATGGCTTGGTATTTGCCGAATTTAGGCTTTTCCCCCTTGATGCGTTTACATACATACCGATAGGCTGTGCTATCGGCGAGATAATAGCAAGAGGCAGGCATCTTGGCGATGTAATCGCATATCTTAGCCATGGTGGTAGGATATTCTACCATCCTCTTGGCCTTACGAAAGAGCAGATACATTTCTTGATCTCTTTTAAGGTAAATTTCGGATATGGAATTTAGATGTTTCATACCAGCAAAATTAATTCATCAAGATGCAGAACTTATCACAAAGTAATGCGAAATTTTCCTTAATTTAGCACACAAATATTAAAAATGAATATTTATGGCAAAAGAAACTATTGATAATCAGAATGTTAAGTCAAAGCGAGATTCTTTCAGAGAGCGTCTTGCTCAGCGTTATCCGGACTTGAATATGGACGATGATGAGGCTGTTTATGGTCAACTTTCGACCGATTACGACCAGTATGACCAGAATAAGCAGAAAATGGATGACTTCAACAAAATGTTGCAGGAAAACCCTCATGCTCCAAGTCTGGTGACAGGTCTTGTGACCAAGAAAAATGCCGATGGCAGCGACTTCAATTTTATCGATTTCATGATTGATGAGTTGGGTCAGGACTATGTTGATGCCATCAATGGTGACGAGAAGGCTAAGGCTCGTTTGAAGGCTAGTGAAAAAGAGAAACTTGAAGCCAGCGAGAAGCTAGCAAAGGACAATGAGCAACTTGCAGCCAATATGGAGCAAGAAGATGCCGAACTTGATGCAGCCATTAAAGAAGCGAAGTTGAAGCCTGAGGCGATTACCGACTTGATAGAATGGCTTTACAAGCGTAGCGATGATGGCGAGGATCATGATGATGATGGTTTCGTATGGCGTGCAGCTCGGTATGGCTTGAAGAAGGAAGACTTCTTGCGCCTCTTTCAAATCAAGGACTTCGACAAGGCTGTGGCTGATGCAGAAGAGCGAGGCTATAAGCGTGGAAAGAACGAGAAGATAGACCAGCAGAGGCAGCTTCACGATGGGAAACAAGGTGGTAAGAAGAACATCAACATTGATGGTGGCGGTGGTGCTCCTTCACTCCCAAAAGAGAAGAGCCGTACTGAACAGGTGTACAGCAAGATGATTGGAATGTAGAATTAGAAATTTATAATTAATAATTTTAAATGTATAGATTATGAAACAGTTTAAGAAATGGTTTGGTTTCATGATGGCGGTGCTTGTCATGATTCTTAGTGGTGGAAGTTCTTATGCAATGGCTGAAACGGCTCCACCTGTACCAGGTGGTGGTATTCCTGCTGGTGCAGGTGGCGGTGGTGCGACAGGTCCTTTGGATGGTCCCGGTGTAGGTGGCTCTGGTCCTCAGTGGCAGGGTGGTAGCCAGGAGCAGCAGGAAGCTATGGGTAACTGGGATTACTATGTAGCTCATGTTAACCCGACAGTTGTAGAAATGAAACTGGAGAGTTGTCCTATTGATCAGATTTTACGTGCATCCAAGAAGATGACTCCTATCGACTCTGTTCGAGTAGAATACTATTCTATCGGTCAGAAGCCTATCATGTCAAAACTTACTACTCAGGTTAATAAGCAGACCAATGGTAATTCTGTAACTTTCATCGTGGAGAATCCGGCAGCTTTCGATAATGGTGATGTTATTATGGTAGATGGCATCTATGGCTATGATGAGACAGGTACCAACAAGAGTACTTTGATTCCTCTTCAGTTCCGTGTTATCAGCCATGATAATGACAATAACCCTATTGCCTACGCTCTGAATGGAAAGAAAAACCCTTCGCGCGGCAACCGTGACTTTGAAGACAATATTCCGGTAGGTACAACTCTGATGCGCCTCGGAAGAGCCGCAGGTGAGAAAGAGGTTGAAACTGGTAGTTATTACTCTATGCCAGATAAGAGCTTCCAGTATTGCCAGCGATTTATCATGCAGGTTGAGGAGTCACTTATCAACCGTATGAGTAAGACTCAGGTAAAATGGGACTTCACACGACAGGAAAAAATGGCTATGGACGATATGCGTTATGGCCAGGAGCGAAGTGGTCTTTTCGGTGTAAAGAGCATGTCGAATGGTGGCGAGAAAGTTGGCTTGACCTATACCATGGGCGGTATTTACTGGGAAGCAGGCAAGGACTTGCAAATTGGCCATTGGGCTGTCAAGAAAGATGAGAATGGTGAAATTGTTAAGGCAAAGGTAAAAGTACCTAAGCCAGGTGGTACCGATGGCGAAACTGTAGAGCAGGAAAAAACAGTATATGAGTATGTGATCAGCGAGAAGGAACTTTCTGCTTTTATTGCAGCAGTATTGAAGGGTGCTGGTAACTCCAGCCGTACCAAACTTCTCTTCGTTGACAACTTGATCTATCAGGCATTTGCTAACCTTCGCTCTAACAAGCGTATCATTACCCAGACCGAAAAGGACTATCAGGGTTGGAAACTTGATTTTGAGAAGTTCGAAAGCATGGGTACAAAGATTCTGATTTATCGTCACGATGCTTTTAACTCCTGGGGTATGGACGGTAGAGCGTTCTTGCTGGATGCACGTTATCTTGACAAATACGTATTCGGTGTATGGAGCAGAAACGAGTTTAACGCAAAGGATCTCTTGATTCGTAACACTGCAGGTGTTGTGATGGAGGAGTATAGCTGCTGGGTACTGACCTTCCCTGATGCTCATGCGCGTGTAGCCCGACCAGTCTTCACTGGTGATGGTGTTACAGATGAGCAGATTTTGGAGGCAGCGTAATCATCGTATAGGAAACTGATAGTTTTCTACATATATCAATCTAGGGGATAGTTGAGGCTAATGCAGCCTCGCTATCCCTTCACCATAAACACAAATAGATATGTATAGATTTGTAGCTAAGAGTATGCTCATCTTTGTTGTGACTCTGCCGAGCGGACTGATCAAGAACATTGAGTTTGAGCGGTGCAGCAACGATGCCTATTCCTATATTACGGATAGTAAGCAGGTGGCAGAGTGTATCAGGAAGCACCCTCTTACGAAGGCTGGACGCATTATTGATGAGAGCCAGCCGGAAGTGGAGCAGATTCAGCAACAAAAAGAAGAGCAGGTGAAGGACGAGAATGCCCTTCATTTCGAGAATATCACTAAGGCAAAAAATTATCTCCAGAAGACATATAAGGTAGATGTAAGGAAACTGAAATCACCTGAGATGGTAAAGTCCAAGGCTAAAGAGCTGGGCGTGGTGATTGAGTTTTAGTTTGTAGTTTATAATTTATAATAGGTTTCTTGCTTATGGAAGTTCTTATGAGTGACCTTGTGAAGGAAATGCGCATAGCTATGGACGAAGTGATCCATGATGAGGTGAATGACATCATTACGGATGATTCGGACACGGAAATGAAGCAAGCCATTGAAACGGCAGCACAACAGATTTTGCTGCAAGCACCGGCACAGATGATTCTCCCCAAAAGGGTGGAAGTTTCGCTGAACGAAAGCGGCAAGCAGGATTATGATGCCATCCAAACCCAGTTTACAGATGGTCATGGATGCCTGACAATTCCTGAAGACTGGCTGAGATTGGTAGAACTGAAACTGAAAAGTTGGCAAAGCACGCTGACTATGCTGATGGAACCGGGCAGCAAGGAGGCTCAGATGCAAGCCTCCCGGTGGACCAGGGGAACGCCACAGAAACCAAAGGGCATGATTACCACATCGCCAACTACAGGAAAGCGAGTGCTGATGTACTGGACTGCCGGAAGGTATGATGCCAACCATGCACCTGTTGGAGCTGTATATGATCATGAGGTTGAACTGTTCACGTATATCCCTTATCAAAAGTTAGAGGATGTGTATTCTACTGATACTGGGCATGAAAACGAAGTGACCGACCAGAAGGTCATCCTTTCCCTGACAGATGAATGCAAGAAATATCTTATCTATCGTGCCGTTTCAATCTTCCTTGTAAGTAAGAAGGAAAGCGAACTGGCAGAAAAGTATAACCAATTATCTCAAATATAATATTTTATGGCTAACGATATAGATAAAACAAGTCCTCACTACAAGGGTGATTTTGGCAGCATCTATGAGGTGAACAAGAAGTTCCCTACAGGAGGTGTTGCTGGCGACTTTGTGGTGATAGAAGGCTGGGCACATTACTGGAATGCGCCCAGAGGCACTTGGTGTGTGAATGCCGAGAGAGATAGTTATTGGGATGAGTTGATAACGAGTCTTATTGAGAAGTTTAAACTCATAAGAGGTGCCACGTATATGGGCGTGGCTAGTCTTGACACTGTGCCAGCAAAGGTTATCGGTGCCAAGATGTATTATTTTGCGACCGTAGCTGGTACGTATAAGAACTTTGATAATCTCGTAGTTCCTCAGGGCATCAATGTGCTCTATTCTGAGAATGGCAGCAGCTGGGTAAACACAACCTTGCTGGAAGTGGCTCAGAAACTAGGAAAGTCTGAGGATAAGGTAATGTCTCAGAAAGCAGTGAGTGACAAACTCAGTGACTTAGAAAACAGACTTGTCGTCCTCGGAGAGAATGAATATAATTCCATCAACAAGGACGAAAGCAAGATCTATTTTGTTTACGAGGAGGAATAGGTATGATTCGAGCATTTGGGCATGACATCGCTATAATACTAGCCAAGGGCAGGATTATAGCAGCAGTATATCAAGGTACGAAACTAGTTTGGAGTGCAATTAGCTCTTGTTTTGGGGCTGGAGTTTGGATAAATAAATATCCTTGGAAAAATCAAGATGTTTATCGTAATAAATAATTAAAATATAATAACATGGCTAAGACAAAGTATTCTCCTAATGACATACAAAATATAAATGAAGATTGGGGTCAAGATGTTAATGATTCTCTTAAAAGAGGATTTAGTGGTGAGGCTGTGCAGAAATTCATTAAAGCACAACTTAACTCTAAAGTAGGTAAATTGTATTATGATGCTAAAAATTCAATTTATCTTTGTTTTGCTTCTAAAGAGACTTGTGATGAGTATCTTGCAGATAATACAAAGACAGATTTAATTATTGGTAGATTTGATGCTCCATTTAATTATACTGCAAAAATTGAGTTACTTACTAATATTAGTAATATTATTTTTACTACAGATAAGAATAATATTATTAAGTTTAATTTTGATATAGTTAATAAATCAGGTAATAGTACTGGTGAAGGTGTAACTTGTGTATATACAATTTCTAAAGGTTTAGATAAGAAAGTGTATACAGAAAAATATACATCTGGTACAACCGTAATTAAAAATGTTGATGATTGGCTTACTGAAGGAACAACAACAATTAATATTGCTATAACTGGTAATGAAAGTTTGGCTTCAACTACTATGACTGTAACTTATCAAGTTATTAATTTGTCTATAGTTAGCGATTATAATCCTAGCCAAGTAGCTGACCTTACAAAAGGAAATACTATTATTGAAGTTCCATATACTGTAAGTGGTTATGGTATTAAGTATGTAGAGTGGTATATTGATGGAGTTAAACAAGATTTCATTAAGGATGAAGATGAAATTACTGAGACTTCTTCTACTCGTACAAAATATATAGATTGTACTGGTATGTCTCAAGGTGTTCATTCTATTCAATATCGAGTATATACTGTAGCTAATGGAGAAAAGATTTATTCTGATACTCATTATGTTGAAGCTATTGTTTACGATGGAACTAGTACAACATCAATTTTAGCATTAAGTTGTATTATTCCAAGAGATAAGCATATTGTAGATAGCGATAATCCTCTGAAATTTTACAATATAGAACAATTTGTTCCTTATAATGTAACATTTGGAACATATAGTCCTAAGAATTTGGCTAAGTTGAATGTTACAATTAAGCTTGATGACCAAGTTTATAGTACTGTAGATAGTACTAATAATAAAAAGAATGTAACAAGTTTCCTTGTATATAACAACAAAGTTAAAGATGTTAAGTTTATTACAGATGATGCTGCTAGAGTTATTCCGTTGGAAATAAAAGATTCTAATATTAGTATTGCTGAAATTACAAATGGACTTGATTTCAACTTTGACGCTAAAGGTAAGAGTAATACATCTAGTGATAGAGATGTATATAAGTACGGTAACTATACTGGAACTCTCACTGGTTTTAATTGGAATGCTACATCTGGTTGGGTAGATAATGTTCTTAAACTTAATGCAGGAAATAAGGTAGCTTTCGATATTACTCCTCTTAAAGAGGATGCAATGAAGACCGGTAAGACTTTTGAATTTGCTATTAAAAGTACTTCTGTTTTTGATGATGATGTAGTTCTTTGTAATTTGACTACAGATGGTGCTGGAATTAAAATTACTGCATCTAATATTATCGTTACAACAGAAGCAGGTAAAACTATAAAGGTTTCTTATAATAGTGAGGAATTTGTAAAATTTGACGTTGTTATTAATAGACGTGAAGGTTCTACAAATAAAGGTTTGTTGTTTATTTATACTAATGGTAATTTAAGTGCAGCTGTAAATGTAATAGCTTCTGATTACATTAGAAGTAATGAACAATTAACGTTTGCTGCTACTGATAAAGCTAAGTTAGATATTAAGCAGATTAGAATATATAATGTTCCTTTAAATTCTGACCAAGTTCTTAATAATTATATTTTGTATCAAGATAGTACTTCTGATATGACTAAGTTATATAATAAGAATAATATTCTTAGTTCTGATGGTACAACTTTTGATACTGAAAAACTTGCAGCTCAATGCCCTGTTATGATTGTTACTGGTAATATTCCAGTTCTTGAAAATACTAGTAATAAGAAAGAGCAAATTATTGTAGATGTCAATTATATTAATATGCAAGACCCTACAAAGTCTTTCACAATGAAAGGTGCTGCTATGAGACCACAAGGAACTTCTTCTATGTCTTATCCTAAGAAGAATTTTAGACTCTATACAAATCAAGTAGATGATACTGAAGTATATGATTATCAAGGAAATAAAGTAGAAGATAAATTATATGCCTTTAAAGATAATGCACAACCTGTAGATGTTTGGTGTCTAAAAGCAGATTATGCAGAATCTTCTGGTACTCATAATACTGGTATTGCTAGACTTTGGAATAAGGTAATGTATGATGCTGTAATTGATGGTGAGCATAAACTTAGAACTAAAGCTCAAGTTGCAGCATTAAGTAATAACTATAAGTATGATGTTCGTACAACAGTTGATGGTTTCCCAATTAACTTATTCTATAAATTAGATGATGATTCTGAACTTGTGTTTATTGGAAAGTATAATTTCAATAATGATAAGTCTACAGAGTCAGTATATGGATTTAGAGATATTCCAGGTTTTGACAATAGTAAAGTAGAATGTTGGGAAGTATTGAATAATGGCGACCCTATTGCATTATTTAAAACAGTTGATAATTTTGATAAAGCTTGGGATACTGCTTTTGAAGGTCGTTATCCTGATGGTAATACAGAAGTTTCTAATCTTAAAAATTTCTGTACTTGGGTTACTGGAAGTAATGGTAAACTTACTTCATTTAAGAGAGATAAATGGGAGCATCTTGATGTTTATAAAGTAGCAGCTTATTATGTTTATCTTATGCGTTTTGGTGCTGTTGACCAAACCGTAAAGAACGCTATGCTTACAACAGAAGATGGACAACATTATTTCTATATTAATTATGATAATGATACAGTTAATGGTCTTGTAAATACTGGTAATCTTGAAGCACCTTGGGATGTAGATAGAAATACTAAAGGTGTTGATGGTGCTTATATTTACGCAGGTCACGAGTGTGTACTTTGGAATATGTTGGAGCAAGATGATGAATTTATGGCTATAGTTCAGAAAGTAGATATTGCTCTTTATATTGCAGGTTTAAAGTATGCAGATGTAATTGATATGTTTGATAATAAACAAGCTGGAGCTTGGTCTCAAAGAGTATATAATTACGATGCTACTTATAAGTATTTGAATCCTTATACTAGAAATGGAGTAAATAATTTGTTTATGCTTCAAGGTTCTAGAAGTACGCATCGTAAGTTCTGGCTACAAAGAAGATTTAATCTCTATGATAGTAAGTTTGTATCAGGAGCCTTTAAGTCGAATGTATTTGAAATTAAGTTTATTAATGATACTCCAGCTAATCAAAGTTTTACTATTACTGCTGCAAATAAACTTTACTATGGTTATGGTATAAATGAGCTTGTAACAGAATCAGGTATTGAACTTCTTAATGGAGAATCCCATACTTTTAGTACACCTAGAGTTCTTAATCTTGGTGACCCTGTACGTATTTATGGTGTTACTGAATTAGACGCTATAGATGTATCTGCTTGTGCTAATAGAATTAATCAATTAACAGTTACAGCTAGTGTAAATTGTACTAAGTTTACAAAATTGATTTGTGGTAGCACTACTAATAACAATGAAGTAGTAAGTGAAATTTCCGGTATTAAGAAACTAGTTAATCTTAAAACTTTAGACCTTACTAATTATAGAGGTTTTACGTCTTTAGATTTAACTGGTTTGTATAGTATTGAGACTCTTAAAATTAATGGAACTAATATTAGTAATGTAGAATTTGATGAAGGTTCTCAAATTAGTACTATTGAATTTAGTCAAAAATTCAATGCTCTTAATTTCCATAATCTCCCTAATCTTACTGTTTCAGGTTTGAAGTATTTGAATTATGAAAATATAGCAAGTATTAATATTACTGATTGTCCTAATCTTACAGCTTCAAAAGATATAGTAAATAGTTGGTTAGCATACCATACTTCATTTACTAATAAGAATAATATTGTGCTTGATAATATTAATTGGAAATGTACTGCTGCTGAAATAATTAAATTAGGAGAAATTAAAACTGCTGGAGGTACATTAAGTCTTAAAGGAAAAATCACTTTAGATTCCGTTACTGATGAGCAAGTTAATAAGATTGTAGAAATTTATGGTTCTAATTGTTTTTCACCAAATAATGAACTTTGGATTATAGCTCCTACTTCTATATTTGTAAGCGGTCCTACTACTGTAAAAGAAGATGGTAGTTATGTATATACTCCTGTTGTCTTTTCACAAAAAGAAGGAACAATTAAAGTAGTTAAGTCAGGATTAACTTCAGCAGATAGTTATAATGATGAAACAAATACATTAACTTGTAATGAATTAGGAAATAGTAGAACTATAAAATTAACTTTTATCTTTACTTCTAATGATGGGTCTGAAGTTAGTAGAAAAGGCATTACTATACAAGTACAAAGATTAGTATATGCTACAAGGTTTAGTATAGGTGAAGTAGATATTTCGTCTACATCTAAAAAATATATAGTAACTCCTAATGGAACTTATGATAGAGCAAAAATTACTGACATTACTATAAATGATGCAATGTTAGCAATAGGTTCTATTGGTGAAACAAATTTGGATGAACATTATATAATTTACAATTATACTGCCCCTTTAGAGATTGTTAATGGCGTAATTACTGTTCAATTTAAAACAGGTCTTACATCATCTAGTAATACTACATTTAAAGTAGAATTAGTTAATGAAAATATAGTTCTTACATCTAAAAATAACAGTGGCGCTCTTGAAAAGTGGTTTAGTAAAGGAATTATAGCTAATAAAGATTATATAACTAAATCAGAATGCGGTATTCTTACAGCTGACGATTTTAGCAGTATTTCGTTAAGTATAAATGGTCAAAGAGAGGCTAATTTGTTTAGTTATTTAACTATTGATACTGTAGAATTAAATAGTATATATTTCAATGGTGACATAACAATAAATAATGATACATTACATATAGAGTGTTCTAAACTTTATCTTGAAAAAACAAATCTTACTATAAATATTAATTATTTAAAGATTGGTACTCTAACCCATACAGAAGGTAATTATTCTGGCTATTACGTTAAAATAATAACAAATATTTGTGATTTAGGTTATATAAGTATATTACCAAGTTACTATAAGTGTACGACTAAAACATTTATAGGTGGTAGCTTTAGGTTATATGAAAATGTATATACAACAATTATAGATGAAGGTTATTATCCTATATGTAATTATTTACCTAATACAAGTTATAATGATTGTGAAATAGTTCAAGATGATAATTTTCATGCACAAATAATAACAAAAAATGATAAGCAAACTATGTATGTTTGTATAAAATATACAGATGATATTAATAATAAAGTATCCTATAGGGGGTATAATGATATTATTATGCTTTATACATTTTATGAAAAACTAATTGAGTTTGTAAATAAAGTAAAAACAGATAAACATTTAAAAGCTGTAAATATTTATTGGCATGGTTATAGTACTATAAAAATTAAGTTAGATAACGATAATTATAATTCAATAACTAGAATATATAACGATTCGAACCTTTACTTTATAGATAAAAGTTCTGCTTATATAAACCCAACTATAAATAAAGAATTTGCGTATACAAATGGAACTTTATTTAACGGTGTTTATACAGAAGATAAGACTAATGAATTTTATTATTTACTAAATTATTATAAATTAGATAGTAAAATTAATTTTACTAAGGGACGCTATTTAACTATAAAAGGTAATAAGTCTATAGTTGTAGCTAATAACTTTGGAGGTATTACTACTGAAAAAAGTAGCATTATAATAGATAAATTAAAAATGGATATTAGTTATGATTTAAATTTTCAAAAATATAACTATAATAGCAACAAAAATGAAGTCAATTCAAATAATACAATTGGTATATATTTAAGTAATAATTGTCCAATTAAAGAATTATATTTATATTGCTCTACTGCTACAACAGAAAATAAATTAAAATTTATAAACAGTACAACTCCGGGTGATATATTTAAAAATAACTGCACTAAAGTATATTTGCCAGTACAAGATGTAGTAGATGTAGAGAGTGTTGCTAATTTAAATTTACCAGATACTGTAGAAGTTATTTATAGTATTCCAGTAGGTGCTACATGTTATACAGATTTACCAATTAAATACGATTTATAATTATGTATAAGTACAAAAACAAACATTATGCTACTCCAGGTTATTATCTAAATGATAATAATGTTGTAGCAGATTGGTTTTATGAACCAAGTGACAAGTGTGTAGAACGTAAGTTAGATTTATCTAAAGTTACAGTCAATGATTGTATTCAAGTAGATAGACTAATATTATGTGTTACACCTAAAGATAAATCTTATGAAAATATTAAGAAAGCTATAATTAAAGCTCGTTATTCTAATGACGACCAAATAGCTATAATTCTTAATAATGAAGAAGATGAAGTAAATAACATGCAAGCTTATAGAGAGTTTGCTAAAACTATTTCTAAAATTATAATTGAAAAGCTATGAACAAGAAAGAACAATTAATTTGGTCAATAATAGACAACGTCATTTTGCCAAGAACGGAGAGTTTCAGAGGATGAAGGACGGAGGAGGCAGTGCTGTAAGCTATGCTTGGTTCGTTTGGAAGAAAGGTTATCATGGTGATACTGTCATCAAGTGGATATAATATAATAAGGTGTAACTCTTGATAGGGCTACACCTTATTATATTATAGGTCAATCAATATCAGATGTACATAACAAATGAGCTGCAATCTGTATGATCGGAGGCCTTTCAAAAATAATTTGCTTACAGATTGTTACTTTAGCAAAGTTTAACTATAAGATATTGCGCAAAATGAATAAAAATGCGCAGAAAGTTGTAATTTTGCACCAAATTCTTACTTTAAGAACTATAATTGTAATCAACAACTAAGAAAAGGAGGTTTTTTATGACACAAGAACAAGAAGCCGAAGTCCAACGGTTGATAAAGGACATTGATGTAGCAGAACTGATGAATATGCTTAAGAAGCATGGTAATCGGTATAGCAGAAGAATATTGAAGTTTTTCAGATGGTTTTGTAAGTATTATTATGTGCTTTCACGCTTATGGAATATGGGAGTTCTCTCAGCATCCCCGTGAGATGTTTATCCCCTATAATGAAAATATGCCTTGCTATATCTTTATTTATTTCATGGTTTACGTCCTGCCGATGGTGACGATACTGGCAAGTAGATTTTTCTTCTTGTGCCAGCGGTATCGCATTCCATTTATATACTTCTTAGGTATCAATGCGGCTCATATTGTAGAGTGGAATTGGTACACAACTAAAGATATGGTGGATTCCTGCTTTACGGTCATGGCCGTGACAGCTATATTCTATTTGTATAGCTTTGCTAAAATGTTTGTTAATGAAACGAAGATGGGCAGAAAGATTTGCTCCTGATAGAGAATGCTGGAGATAATCGGAGAATAACAGAGATTTTTAGGAATAATATTGAAAAAAGAAGATTTATGAAGAAGGTACTGAATTATGATACCCTGGGATGGGCATTGAAATCATTGAGCGATGCTTGCTTTAAGGCAGCAGAACAGCAAAAGAATGGGGAGAAGGTTACGGCTTGCGGTATGAGCGATGACGATCTGGACAATCTTTGTGAACAGATTCCGTTCATGCTGAATCCGTATATGACTGCCGGGCAGGTAAAGAAAGAGGCGCATATCAGCGAATCTACCCTAAGAAGGGCTATCGCTGATGGGGAGCTGGAAAGTGTGGGGAATGCTGGCGATCATTCTCATTTCTTCAAGAAATGGGATGTTAGAGAGTTTATCAAGAAAAGACTGAAAAGAAACAAGAACTAAGCCCTATCGCAACACGGATAAGCGATATGAATATGGTAACATTTTTATTTGTAGAGTGTGCTATCATTATAATGTTGAGCGTTTCGTTTAATATCTTTGTTTGGTGGACAGGAGATTATAAACGCAAGAAGTGGTTGTTTGCGTGGCTAACATTTATCAATATGATAGCGATTGCTGGAACCATCATCACTTATTTTATGGGTAAATAACAGAATAATGAAGAGAAGCTGATGAGGCTTCTCTTTTTTGACATGAGTCTATGTCAACTTAAATCATTGGAAATCAGCCACTAAAAGAATGTTTGACAGAGTTATGAAACATGTAGATATTTTGGGATAACTTTGCTGCCGTAATCGATTACATGTGTGAATAAACAAAATGTACAACTTTTATTTCTTTAGGAATTATGGCAGAAGAAGTAATTAAGACTACCTCTTGTTGCAACGATGCAATGATGGGTGGTTTGCTTGGAGCGATGGCAAATCGTGACAGCAATCCTTTGGCAATGGCGGCTATGATGCGCAACCGTGACGATGATGATATGTGGAACAATCCGTTTGCCTACATGATGATGATGGGCATGATGCGCTATATGTATGGTGCAGACTGGAACAATCGTGACAATGGCGCAGACGTGCAGCGTGCGGAGATTCAGGGTCAAATCGAGAGTTTGCGCAACCAGATGGCAGACAACCAGAACAGCAACTTGCTGATGGGTGCCATCCAGGGTAACGGCAACGACCTTAAGATGTTGGCAAGCAATCTGAACTGTGACTTCAACGCCTTGCAGAACTCTATCTGTGGCATCCAGGCAGGCATCCAGCAGCTTGGTGGTCAGGTAGGATACTCGGCAGAGCGAGTAATCAACGCTATCTCGCAGGGTAACTTGCAGATGACAATTGCGCTTAAGGATTGCTGCTGCCAGACGCAGCAGAACATTATCCGTATGGGTTATGAGAACCAGATGGGCCAGAAGGACATCGTTAACCAGATGCAGCAGGGCTTTAGCTATACCAACACTGGTATAGAAAGAGCAGCTTCGAACCTCGGTTTCCAGATGCAGCAAGACAAGTGTGACATCATCCGTGCAGGTGAGAACAACACTCAGCGTATTATTGACACCTTGACAGGCCATTGGAGCCAGGAGCAAGCAAACGAGATTCAGGACTTGAAGTTCAAGAACTCACAGCTGCAGCAGAACATCTACCTTGCCAATCTGATGAATGGCGGTTGCGGATGTGGCGCAGGTGTATCAGGTGGCTATCAGTAAAAAAGTAAAGAATGAAACAGAAGCGTAGTGGTATGAACAAGATTTCTCCAGTGGGTTTGGCTACTACAGCATTGGTAGCCAACCAAGTTTCAGTCTTAGCTACTTACAATGAGAAGCTTTGCAGACCTTATTGCGTGAACGGCAACGTCCAGCCACAGGCAAGTATAACTTACAGTTATGATCAGCCTATCCTGAACGGTACAACGGTGTTTGTGCCTATCGTGGCAACTATCTCCATCATTACGCCTGTAACAGGCAACAAAAGCATGATGAGAGCACAGCCGTTGATTTACACGGAAAGATGGGTAGCAGCCTTCCAAGGGCAGACAGCTCTGCCAACGGCTGTGACCATCACCAGTGTAGGCAGAACGCAAAAGGCTAACGATGTGGTATGCGGAAAGGCTAGAGGCCTGAGCATATTTGACAGTCTAACCGTAGCATTGACTACTGCTTAGTATTATAGGGGGAAATGGTGGATGGTTTGTTAGCCATCGTTTCCCTCGCATTATCCATTTAAAAAGATACGATTATGATATTTAAAGATTTAAAGGCAGGTTTCCCGGTCTTTTTGTTTGACCGGGCGACTAGAAAATTCAAGCAGGGTAAAGTGATGAATACTCCAAGCCCTGATATTAGTGGTAGCAAACCCAACATGATGCCACAGATGCCTGGCATGCCAAATTTTGGCACCATGAACGTGAAGGTGAATGTTCAGACGGAAGACGGAAAGCAGTCAACCTATTCGGTAGTTGATACTGAGCAAACAGCATACAGCGACACCCTTGTAATCTCTTGTAGTAAGGAGAGTATCATCAACGAGGTAAACGCCTTGAAGAACCAAGCCAATGACATCATCAATAAGATGCCGGACTTCGAGCAGACCGTAAAGGACTGTGATCAACTTCTCTCAGAGTTGGACACATCATTTCGTGACCAGCAGAGAACAAATCAGCGGCTCGACAACATGGAAAGCAAGCTGGACGAGATTTTCAAATTTGTCAAATCACAAAAACAAGATTGATATGAACTTAGTAGAACTTATCACAAAATATCAGAGTGACGCAACACCGGAGCAGATGGTGAAGGTAACCAAGATCATCGGCAAGTTTGTGGCCATGCACGCAGAGGAAAATGACCTCCTGAAACTGTATAAGGAGATTTATGGGGTTGTGGGTAACGGCCACTTCAACGACTTCTTTGCTGAGGCTCAGATTAAGAAGATGGTGTTTGAGGATGACAAGGATGTAGAGCATCGTGCTCCTTACTATACCGCAGCCAAGACTCAGGAGATCTATGAGACGGTGAAGGACGAGATACGGCCATATAATCAATGGGATTTTGCCGTGGTACTCAATATGATCTACTCGGACAACTATAATCTGATGAAGAAATGGTTCCCGGAGGACAGCGAGGAGCAGATGATGGACCGGATGGTGGATCTAGCCGTGAACTGGCTGAGGGACGATGATAATCCTTATGGGCATTGTAAGGCTTGGGGGTACTTCAATCACTAAATTATTTCCATAATGACTAGAGATATATAAAAGAAAACTATCAGAAGAAGAGAATGCAGGCAGAAAATGGGCTTGTGTTCTCTTTTTTCGTATGAAGTTGCGCAACTTATCACAGATAACTGGGAATGATGGCTTAAATTTGCATCGTTTCCATAACGGAGTGGGGACGGATAAATGAAAAATAAAATGAATGATATTCGAGGTTACTTAATTGGGACGATATGGACCTTTCTGAGTCTGCTGGTTCCCATCAGGGATTTTATGATTGCCATGATGGTATTATTTGGGCTGAACCTGGTGTTCGGCATCGTGGCTGCAGTGTTTAACGGTGAAGAATGGAGCTGGAAGAAATTCGGAATGTTCTTTGTCTGTTGTGCGGTGTTCTTTGTGACGGTGGCTGCATTGTTTATTATCGGTCACTTTCTTCACTCGGACACAGAGGCCTTGTTTTGCGTGAAGTGGGTGTGTATAGCTGCAACCTATCTGTTCACGACCAACATATTGAAGAACCTGAGACGGATGCTAGTGCCTGATACGCCATTTTATAAACTTGTGGAATATGCTTATTATGCGCTTACACTTGGATTTGTGGAGAAGTTTCCGATGTTTAAGAAGTATCAAGAATATAAAAACAATAAAGAAAATGGAAATGAAGGAAATCAGATTAGAGCAGTTGCTGATGGCAATGCCTAACGCAGGGAAGAGGGCAGAGAAGTTTCTGCCATACCTGAACCGATTTGCCGAGGAGTTTGAAATAAACACGCCTTTGAGATGGGCGCACTACTTGGCTCAAATTGCACATGAAAGTGGTGAACTGAGATATACCAAGGAGATTGCCAGCGGAAAGGCGTATGAGGGAAGAAAAGACCTTGGTAACACCCATAAGGGTGATGGTGTAAGGTATAAGGGGCGTGGACTGATGCAGATAACAGGGCGAGCCAACTACAGAAAGTATGCCGGATATTGTGGCTATGATGTAGTGAAGAAGCCCGACCTCTTGGAGCAGCCTCTTGGTGCCACACGTTCCTCAATGTGGATATTCGATACTTTCGGATGCAATGAATTGGCTGACGAGGATAATCTTAAAGCAATCAGACGGAAAATTAACGGTGGCTACAATGGTCTGGACGAATGCGAGGAGTATTTGAAAAGATCAAAGCGAGCACTCAATTTCTCATAGCTTATGAAATCGAAACATTTAATTATCTACCTGTTCGTTTGGATAGCGTATTTCTCAATGTTGTTTCTGACGAGTTGTAAGACGAAGACTGTGACGCAGGAACATTATATTACGGACCAAACAAAGAACAAAAGTTTGGATGCCTCCTGGCAGGAGCGATTTATCTCTGCTTTTGAGCAGATGGCAAATAGCAGGAGCCAGGAGCACGAAACATCTGTCAAGGAAACTACCCATACAAAGGATAGTACTTCAACCACTGTAGACCAGAATGGAAAGCCTATCAAGACAGAGTCATGGCACTCTGTTGTGACCAACAGGAACACAAAAGAGGTGCTGATGTTAAAGGATTCCATTAACATCATATCTAAGAAGGTAGATAAATATCAACATCTTGTGGTTCAAAAAGATTCGTTGATTCGGTTGAAGCAAGACTCTATCAATATCATGAGGCGAGAACTGACCAAGAATGAGCAGCGACTTGTGACTATAGGGAAGGTAAGTCTTGGTGCGTTAGTAGGTATCATCATAGCCATCACAACAGGTATTCTTGTTTGGTTATGGCATCGAAGAAAAAATGTTAAGTATGAAGACAATAACAATTAAAATCATCAAGAAGAGCGTAATGGGCGTGGTAGAAGGGCTTACTGCCACCATTGCGCAGCATAACCCAGATGTGGACTTTCAAAGCGTATGGGCTAGTGATGCTGAAGAGGCTAGGCTGGATATATACTACAGGGAGGCGATAACCGACCTAGAGAATTTTCTTGCGAGGTTTTCTTCATCGACAACACAGAAGTTTGATTTGCAGGCTCTGGCGGATGATTTCTCTATCACTATAGTGACACTTGCAGCTTGGCCACCAAGGTTAAGTGGAGTACTGAGCAATCAAATTCAGAACTACCTGGTGCATGCCATTATTGCCGGATGGCTGAGTGATTTTCCGGATATGGCTCATACAGACTATGCTAGTATGGGAGCGAGTGACCTTGACGCAATTAAAGAGATTTTGTTAAAGAAAGACTTTAACTTTGCTGAGGCTGAAAGAAAAGCCGATGATACAACGAAAGAAGGTTCTTCTGCCAGTGATACTTCATCTAGAGCAGTAGACGGTGACGAGAAGGCTAATTCTTCTCCTATGGCTTCGGCAAGAAGTGGGGATGGGATAGATAAGCAGAAGAATGCGCAGGCTCCATCCGGCAGATCAGTAGATACCGATGAAAAAGAGAATGGCGAACTAGCTGTTCAAAATCGCAGTATAGATGCTGAGGCTAAAAGTCAGAATGAACTGGATGCTGAGGCTCGAAATGTGGACGAAGTAGACAAAGATGCCCAGAGTGGGCTGAAAGGCTCAGAGCGTAATCAGGACTTTGTTTCGCAGCATTTTCATCAGGATCTTGTAGACTGGAGCGGAGGTAGGCCGCCTTATGAACTGAGGTAGATTTATTAATCATCTAAATATTTCGAAATATGGATAGTAAATTAGTTACACTGAACTTTAGCATGGAGCAGGTATGCAATGACATATTGGCCCGATGCTATGTGTTGAGCCAGGGACTGGTGGATGATGCCCAGAAGGACATCAGAGCCACTATTGAAAGCCCTGACAGTAAAGAGACTCGCAGCATTATCAACCGCGCAGTAACAGAAGCCATCGGCAATATCAAGGTGGCAGCTCAGCGTTATCTGACCTCAGGTAGAGTGGAGGATAACAACAATCTGGAGCGACTTGTTAAGGGTACAAGAAAGTATGTGTATACCGATAACAAGAACGGAACTTGGACGGAGGTAGTGACCACAAGCATCATCGGTCAGGAAGATGAGGAAGTGACTTCTACCGTAACTAAGGCTGGTAATGATCGGGAGGAAAGTATCTATGAGACTGTTACCCTGAAACTGGAGATTCCGAACTGGAATGTGGCTGTGACGGATGCGCTTAAGAACAATATGCACCGGTATATGGTTGACTATACGATGAGCCAATTTTTGCAGGATCAGTATGCAGACAAGGCTGGACAGTATGGGAATAGTGCTACAGCAGACTTCAATAATATGAAGAGCAACCTGCTGAGCCGGGATAACTATACTTTGAGACGGCCTAGCTTTACGTAAGAGGCTATTGGGGACAGGCGATAGAATCGCCTGGAACGGTGGCTTTACTTAATGAAACTTTTTTTCTTCTTTAGTTTTAGGTGTTTATGGAAAGAGCCTTCGCTTCGGGATTACTCCTGATTTGCGAAGGCTCTTGTTTTTTGACATGGCTTAGAAAGCCATGGAACGGTGGCTTTTGTTTTTAGAACTTGCTGAAACGCCTGATGATTTCGAGGCGCGTTGCAAAGTATTGATTCATGGATTTCATCTTCAGGTATAGGGCGATGCGGAAGAAACGATAGCTGTGAGTAGCCATGTAGCTGGACTTCATGCCGCCCAAGCGACCGATGTAATGCCAATTCTGGTTATCATTGCTACCATATAACCACATGACTGGTATGCTGCCAGACGTGAGGGAATGGATATAGCCGGTAATGGAATAAGGTACGTTATCTTCATCGAACTTCAAGGTACGAGTGACTATGATACCATGATACTCTGTTGTATCTTCGTAATCGTAACCCTTATCGAGCACCATCACGCTGCCATCCCTATATTGTATGTAGGGGTGTGGGTAGGAATTGATTGCTGTGAGCACGTTCTGTATAAGGAAAGTGCTCCAGGCATTATCCTTGATAGAATAGCAGAGTGCTACCGTATCAGCCGTAGAGGTCTTACTCGTCTGTGTAACATCCAAACAGAAGATGCGAGAGTTTTTGTAGTCGTAGATGACCTGACAACGCTGGAAGAACTCTATTGGCGATGAAGTAAAATCTATGAGTTGACGCATCTGAGCCTTAATAGTCTTGACAGATTCGCTATCCCCTTCTGCATCAACGAAGAAGTTGAGGAACTTACCTAGGCTACCGGAAATGTTGAAGCCGGGACCATCTAAGACATCGGACATGGAAACCACCTGAGATTCTGCTATGCGACTGATTGAGCGGTTTGTGGCGAAAAGCACGGACTGGTCTAGCTGAGTGATAGACTTCGGATTGCTGCAAACCTCACGACTAATCGGGTGGATGCTGCTATAGGTGCCTTTGGAAGAGACTTCCATAGCCCAAATACCATCGGTAGAGAATGCCATTAATGGATACTGACCGAACTGTCCCTGAGAGAGCGCACGCGTGGTGGAGGCTATTCCCTGTATGGTTCCGATACCTACGGTATTGATTCCGTTTAATGGGAAATAGAAGGCATTATCAGACTCTGATGTGTAGATCTTATTGGACAGTTCCACTACATCATCAACCGTATAATCAAACGAATCAACCCTATATTGCTCGAAATTGTCGGTTAAAAAAATGTCGGTGAAATCTCCCATGTGCATGGCTCCATTCAGTTCTTCGCATTGTTCCAGAGGGAAGACGAAGATGGCATCATTATCAGAATAATCCTTACAGAAGATAGCCATTTTATCAGCTCTGGAATCCGGGTAGAACTTGACAAGGTTGCCGATAATGAAGCCATCAATATCCTGACGAGAGAAGAATTTGTCGCTACTTTCAACATATTTCGTTCCGGAAGTGGTGTTGAGGCTAACTACAATTTTCTGAATTTTGTACCTTAATCCCTGGTAATTCGTACTATCACCGTATTTAAGGCTGTACTGACCTGGTAGCATAACATAGCCGCTGAATCCTTGAAACAGTTTCTCTTTCATGCCGTACAGATTGAGGCGGTGGTTATAGACATAGCCACCTTGTGCGAAGAGCGAGTTATGAGTTTTGTAGTCATCCTTCATCTGTTCCTGTAATGATACCTGATAGACAGCATTCTTGTCAACAGGTAATTTCTTCGCTGAGCAAATTGCTAAATCTGATAGTTTCAACGAACAGACCTTGTAGAAAGCAGAGGTGTTCTTTAATTTGTTACGATAGGCATCTGGACTAAGTGAAGGGAAATCTACAGAAGCGCCTCCAATATATTGTTTACCTTCATCAGAAGGGAGAGATGTTTCAAAAGTGAGTGATAGTAAACCTTTTCCTAGCATGAAATTTCTTCTATTATACCTGATACTTGAAATTAGCTTAGATGTGTCAACGTTAGAAATAGGAGGCGTAATGAATATATCTACCGATTTGATGACATCCTTCCATTCTTCAAGTTCTTCATGTTTTGCATCCAGTATAGTATAGTTTAAATCTACATTTCGTGGATAATAGATAAATGCTGCCTTTGTGATATGTACACTGAATTTGTTATTATTTCCATCTATGCGCTGAAGGGTAAAATCATCATTGGTATCGACGAAATTATTAGTAAAACTTGATAAAGCGTTAGCCGACAGCACCATATAACTATCAGGAATTTGCACTGGTATAAATACAGGTGAAGAGTGCATAATCATGGAACCATCAAACATTCTATAGCAATATCTAACAAAGAAATTTGCATAGAAACGTCCATTACGAGCAATAAGATTGTTTGTTCGATTGACAAGTGCGTAGATGCTCTGTGTAAGATCGGACTGCTTGTCTTCTTTAATTGTAAGACATTCAAATTCTCTGATAAAAAGATCTGTTATGTTCGTGGATATTTTTACCTTATCAAAAACGTCATTGCAGGAGTATGTGGTTTGCTGGAATGCATCCCGAAAACCTTTTACACTTCCCTCTGTTTCTATTCCACCATTACTGTAGCTCTCTGGATAATCATCGGAAATAGAAAAGGCGATTTCTACGAATGGAGGCTTTTGTGACAGATATTTATAGCCACCATCCACCCATAAAGCATAGTGAATCCCATCTGTAGCTACAATGATAAGCGTATTACCGATGGAATTAACGGAAAGAACCGATGCTTCGTAGTCGAAGGACTTGATAGGGGTAGTTGAGCCAAGAGATCCATCCTGAAGAAACCAGTAGATGGCTGATGAGGCTATGGCTATGAGGTGACGGTAATTGCCAGTTTCGTGCACATACAATATCTTAGCCACCTCACCATTAATGGTGAGTGGCTGAGAGAGGGGTGTTCCTGTGACAATAGAAGGGCGCAGCGCGCCATCATGCAGCTCTAGATTGCCGCAGAGGGATAGCGCACCGTTTTCTACTGCCATTTCATCAGGAGTGAGGCTGAGGCCTTTGTATCTAATTGATTGTTGCATATTTCTTAATGTTTAATATTTTACTATCGGCAATGCTCGCTGTCGGCCCTGTTGACGATAGCCAAAGCTGGACAACTGACGCCATCTACATCGAGATTGATGGTTTCATTAGCCGTAACCAGTTCTATCTGCTTAGTACCAGTCGGGATATTCGGTATATAGCTAAGCAAGAAACTGACGGTAGAAACATTACTGGCATGGAGCTGCCCCTTACGGCCAGACAGTTTGATGCATACATCTTTAGCTTCTAACTCCGGTGTGGACTTGATTACATACATCTGCTTACTTGGCGTATAGAAACAGAAAAAAATCTTATCACCCGGATGGAGATCCAGCAGTTTGCAAGGACTAGACCTTAGAGTGATACGCCCATTCAGATTAAGGGCAAGTCCTCGCTTCTGAACGCGAGGACGATTGAGAATAATGACATCATTTGTTAGCTTCATGATCTGTAGGTTTGTGGAGCCAGAAACGGAAATAATCGTTTTCGGCATCCTGGTTTCGTACTTTGACGTATTCTCTGGTAACATAGAAATGCTTCTTGCTAAGAGTAGGGTTGAGGCCGTAATCGTTCAGCATCATAGCTGGCTCTACTCTGCCATCGAAGGAAATCTCATACCAGTAGCGGTGGAGAAAGAACCATGGACGAAGACGGACCTCCTGAATGGTGGTATAATTACTCTTGTCTGCTCTGCATGGAACGATACTCCAGCTACCATCCTGCCAATGTTCCGTGGTCACTTCTCCACCTGGTGCCATTTCATGTTTCTTGATGATGGACTTCTGGATCTTGACGAGAAGGCAAACATCGGCAGTGAAGACCTTAGCCATCTTGCCATGGCAGAGCATAACGAAGCGGCCTTTCTTATCAGGAAGGAGGCTACGCTGTTTGCCCGGCTTATTGATGACACAGACGGTGGAGAGGAACTTATGGCGAGCCATGGAGAGAAAATCGGGCAGTTTTGCCTTGGCGTGCATGCGGTCGATGACCTTCTGAACCTTTTTGAAGTTTTTCTCTGCCTGAGTCTCATGAATCGTGACTGGAGATTGAGGCAACTGATTTTTTTCCTCACGTATCTTCTTTACGTTTTCACGAACCTGCTTCTTAGTAGGGACTTCTAGAAGATGACCGGTTTTCTTATCGAGTTTGTATCTTGTTTTTTGCTTTTCCATAATGAGTAGTCTTTAAATGTTGCCAGAGTTGAGGCAGATGATTTCGAAATGGTGCTTTTCGCAGATGTCGTTGCCGTTGGCCATGCGATGATTGAAGGAGCAAGGAATGTGCTTGTTGTACAGATCGCACTGAAGGCAATGCTCAGGCACTTCTTCCTGTTCTTTGCTACCAACTTCATTATCTATTGGCTTACTGGGTACAGCCCTGACAACACGACCGAAATGGTCATAGAGTTGACCGGGAACGATACAAGTAGCCTCACGGAGGGATGGGAGATTGTAACCCATCTGGCGGATAAACCAGAGGCGTAGGTAAATGATTAAACGTTTCAACTTTTTCATATATGATTGATGTTATATATTAATAATGTGGGTAAAGGTACGAGAAAAATGAGGATAAAAAGTGATAACTTGCGCAACTTCGGCCATAGTAGACCGAAATGCGCAAGATTACTACTTATTTTTCGGACTTCTCATCCTTTTCCTCGCTAGAAGTGGATTGATGCTCGAAAACATCCATGATCTTAGTCTCGGACAGACTCTTGACCTCGTAATCTATCATGGTTTTACCCATCACCTCGTCAATATAGCGGCGAGCACGTTCAAGACTCTTTGCCTGTACGAGATAGGTAACGTAGGAACGTTTCTCCTTTTCACTCTTCTCATCAATGGTGATGAAGGCAAGACGAGCCTTGAACCAGAGATCATCATCGCAGATGTCAGAGAAGAAGATTTCTCCATAGGCAGCTCTGTTGATATTAGCCACTTTCAGTTCGCCAGATACATAGACACTCATTTCGTCAATGATTTTGGCTTCTGCTTCGGTGAAAGAGAGAGCATCTACTGTGTAGAGTTCCGTAACTATTTTTTCGGATCCGTCTTCATGCGTCTTATCGTATCTTACTTTGCACTCAAACCAGGTTGAGGAGCGAGAGCGGAGAGATTGGTAATTACCTGTGCCGATGATTTTTTCTGTTGCTTTGTTTACTTTGACTGCAACATTTTGTGCAGTCTCTTCTTTCTTTTCTGATTTTTTCATAATTCTTTGTTTTTTATTTGTTATACAATATTTTATTGATTTCTTCGTCTGAGAGAGGTTTTCCATCCTTGCCGATATACTTTTTCATCCTGAAGATCATTGTACCAGGTGTGGGATTTCGTAAGTAATCATTAAACATCACATTCGCCAGTTCTTCATCAGTGGACTGGAAGAGGCTATGAGGAGGGCATTTGTATGGACGTTCCATGACGTGGTACTGAATGGTGTAGCCTTGTTTGCGAAAGTCTTCTTCCTGAAAATGGATGAGTTGCTTATCAATCTTTGCTTCCTTCTCCTTTATGGTATTAAAGAGAGTCTTCACCAGTACTTTGTCAGGATCAGGTTTCTTCTTCTCAGAGAAATACTGCTTAGTTGCCACCCGAAGTTCAGCTACCAGGATAAAGAAGTTCCCATTGTCAGTTTGCGGTACGTTTTTTGGATCAACCTTCATGATGGTTTCGTCAATGCGCTTTTCCTGTTCAATGGATTGGCGTAGGACGCCTTTATCTCTGCGTGCCCAATACTGCTTTTCTAAAGTTCGCATGGAAGCTACTAGCTTACGAAATGCGAGGGCTGCCTGTTCACTCATATTACTTGATGCCTAATGTTTTCTTAATCTTATTGATGCGCTCCTGTTCTATAGGGAGGAGTTTGCCATGTTCGTCTATCCGGCAGAGGAGCCTGAGATTTGGCTTAATGGTAATCCACTTGTGAAGACCATCGTGCTCACGCTTTATCTGCCGAAGTTGGGCTTCTTGCAGTCTTTCGTGCAAATGTTGCTCATGACGAAGTTTACTGATTTCGTTCTGTATTCTGTCCATTGGCATATTCTTCTTCTGATGGGCATTTAATGTATAATGAATCCCATTGGTCTTTACCTACAAATTCAAGTGCTTTATCTACATCTTCAACACAAACAAAATCTAAGTCCATTTTGTTTGGCATATTGCTAATAAATGTATAGCCTCTAGCACATGATTGCATGTATTCCTTAAAATGCTTCTTCTCTTCCTTAGAGAGGTATGAAGGACGATTGACAAGATATTGTTCAAAGTGTTTGAATGATACCTCATTATTATTCTCAATTTTCTTTACGCATGAAGAGAATGACCGAATAGCTTCATCCATTTTCTTAGAAATCTTATCTGTTCCCAAATTCAAATCTCCAAGTTCGACCTTGACCATTGCTAAAAGTTCTTCCGTATCTTTCAACCGAGATATTTTTTTGTTGACAGTATCGGAAGCAGAAGCTAACACCTCTAGAGATCTTTCTAGATTGGTATCATTTTTCTTGATAGCCTCTCTGTATTTGATAAGTTCATCACGCTGCTCTTGAATAATTCGACTTAAACGCTTGTTTCTGTCATCGAAGCGAACTTTGAAGTTCTTGTCTCTTAACGTGCAAGAGACGATGCCTAGCGTGATAATGAAGACCACGCTGAGGCAGATAATTAATGTTATTGTTACTTCCATAATTGTATTTTTTATTGTTCACACTTATTTCTTGTCTGGAAAATCCTCCAACAATTCAATACGAGTTCTTAAAATATCGTAGTAATGTCTCATTGCATGATATTGAGAAATAATGAATGCTGTCTGAACAGTTCCGCATTTTTCAACGACCTTGTCGTAATCATTCTTATTCATGAAAGCCTCGAGTTTATTAAAACGTTCTTTCAACTCCTTGAGCTCAATAATGAGACGGTCCTTAAAGTCTTCTGCTACCTGGTATGACTTTTCGAACACATCCTTAGGGGACCATGAATCGTAGTTACTGCCATCTGGGTTAGTGTACTGGACGTGATAGCCAGGAACGTCTTCGTTTCCTTCTAATGATGGTCTTGCCCATCCTTTGGCTACTGCAGCAGATTTTACCATTGGCTCTGCCTTTAACCATCTTAGTACCGATGTACAGCTTTAATGCTGTAGTTTCCATAATTGTAAATATTTAAAATAATTATAGTTCTATTACTTTTTCTTTGTTTTACGTTTGGTGTAATTAATGTTTTCTATCTGATTTTCGAAGGATGCGATACGGCCATTTAATCTTCGGAGGATAGCATTTCTGATGTAGAGGATTGTTTCTGCATCGAGATACTTGGTGATGTCTTCGTTTCCATCACTGCTTATTCCCTGGAGGGATATATCCAGCTTTACAGGGCTTACTAGTATAGCCATTTCGTTTGATGCATCTACTTCTGCTACAAGATCTCTGACCACGGTTAGCTCTTCGATGGAGTTGAAGTATTGGCCTACGGAGTCGATGGTGTTACGCATTTCTTCATATTCTTCCTTTGTCATACGCTTATATCTCCATTTCTGAGTTGATTTTCAATCCGTAAAGAAGGTGTTGAAGTTCGTGAACGAAGCTAACACTTGCCAAGTTGTGCATTTCTAAACTAACACACACTAAGAACTCATCATTCACTTTTGTATCTTTTATTATATACAGATAAGCTCTTTTTGTTGGCAACTTATAACAATCATAACCATCATTCTTCCATCCGTTCTTCTCTAGGATGGAAGGAGTGAGAGGGATAGGAACAATATCCTTCGCCCATGCGCCACTGTCACCAAACAGGAATCCATCATCATGAACGGTTTTTCCTTTTAAGTTGGAAAGAGTGACGGAACCTTTCAGTTCTGTGAATGCATTTCCATCTTCCAATGCTCTATATTTATCAGGATTACTTTCTGTGACTCGGTAAACGATGCCCTTTTTGGTTCCGATAGGAATGCCGTTGGTCATAACCAAATCACCTGGTATATAAATAGTCTTTTCCATATTCTTGCTTTGATATTTTACATATTTTTTATGGGACCAGCGATAGAATCGCTGGGAACG